GGTTACAGTGGCAGTTTCAAAAAGGCGATAGAGAGTGAATTGAGATCGGAAGCGACGAACCGCAAAGACAAGTACGACATTCCTGGCACGCGTTTGGTGAAAACACCCTCCGGGAGCTGGCGAGGCTAGTAATGGCAAATAACCTCACAGGACGAACATTCGGAGAATTGACGGTTAAAACACCTATCGGAGAGTACAGTAAGCACCGTCTCATTTGGCTGTGCCAATGCAAATGCGGAACTACAGTTTGTGTGCGCTCAAATAACTTGATCTCTGGAAACACTAAAAGCTGTGGCTGCTGGAATACAATGGTCAAAGCGCTAGTCCATTTCAAACATGGCGAGGCAATTGGCGATCACCTTAGCCCTGAGTACACTGCCTATTTTAACGCGAAACAAAGATGTACGAACAATAAACGACATAACTACAAGCGGTATGGTGGACGGGGCATCCAGTTCAGGTTTAAGTCATTCGAGCAATTTCTTTCTGATATTGGAAGAAGGCCACACGCAGATTTGTCATTAGATCGTATCAATAACGACGGTCACTACGAATGTGGAAATGTGCGATGGGCAACCTATAAAGAACAGCGCGCGAATAGGAGACAGTAACAATGACTGAATACATCAATGAAGAGGAAGTAGAACATACACAGTTGGCACCCCGTACAGCGCAAATCATCCGTGCTGCACCTGCGGACTTGATGCTGACTCCAGCATTTGATTTGAAAACGGCGCAGGATCGCCTTGTCGAGTTGCAGAAATTCGTGGAATTTTACATGAAGGAAGGCGAGGACTTCGGCAAGATCCCCGGCACGCCGAAACCGACGCTGTATAAATCCGGTGCCGACAAGCTATGCGACATCTACGCGCTGGCCGACAAGTACCAAGTGACCAATCGCACGGAAGATTGGGACCGGAGTCTGTTCGACTATGAAGTGGAATGCTCGCTGGTATCGAAGCGGACCGGACAGCTTGTGTCCACGGGCCTCGGTTCCTGCAATTCCTTCGAGGGGAAATATCGCTGGCGCGAAAACAAGCGGGCTTGCCCTGCTTGCGGGAAAGAAACCATCATCAAGGGGAAAGAAGAGTACGGTGGCGGGTGGCTGTGCTGGAGGAAAGAAGGCAAGTCGGACGGTTGCGGAGCGAAATTTCCAATTGACGACGATGCGATTAACTCGCAGCAAGTGGGGAAAACACAGAATGATGACGTGGCAACCCTGAAGAACACAATACTGAAAATGGCGAAGAAGCGGGCGAAGGTTGATGCGGTGCTATCGGCTACGCGGTCGAGCGGATTGTTCACACAAGACATGGATGACATTCAGCCGCAAGAAGGCGAGCCAAACAACCATCAGCCGCAACAAGTAACGGAAAAGAAGCCTGCGGCACCCGCTACTCCGAAGCCAAAGCAAGCCGCAAAGGGCACTGAAAACGTAACCCTGACTCCGTACAAAGAGAGATTTATAGCCCTATCAGGCAATGGGCTGCCGATCGTGCGCTCGAACATCGACAACAAGATGATGGCCGAGCTAGGGTGGAAGTGGGAAGGGAATCTAGCGATCATTCCCGCCAAGAATGGATTTAAATTTGTGGACTTGTGCGCGAAGCACAACGTAGGCACGACTTGGGTGGACTCGCCGCAGCGCGGCCCACTGGTGCCACCCAAGGCGAATATCCCGCCACCGCCCGTGATCGACGATGAGCCGGAACCAAGCAACGGCAGCGATCCCATCATTACCTCGGCGAAACGGGTTCAGCCCACCAATCCAGGCGGCAAAGAACGCCTGACAGTTGAATGGAATGGACAAAAATTTTCTACATTCAATAAAAAATACTGGCCTATCATCGAACACCATGTCAACCGCCCGGCGATGCTGATTGTCGAGCCAAATAAAAAGGGCTATCTAAATCTCGTAAGTATCGAGCGTCTGGATGGCGAAGAATTCTTCGATGAGCCAGTCGAGGATCGGACTTGATCTTGCCGCACGCAGCGCAAGAACCTGGGAGTCTGGGCGGGAACTAACCCTCCGTCGTCCGAGTACTCCCAGGATCAGAAAATTATTAATATGATACTTTGGCTTAAATTGTTCGGTGCAGCGATTGTTTTTTTGATTTATCTGTTTACTTTTGGTTTTTTGATGGCTAGTAATTCAATGCTCGCAAAGTTATGTGGCGTTCTACTGCTTGCCGCCGGAATGGCAACATGGGTGCTATTTCTATTGAGAATCTGGCAATGATCTGTGAGATGGTCCCTGAATATTATTTTAATATGCTAGCGGGGGCACCCGCAGGGAGGCGGAAGCGTGAGGAGGGTTCACCGTGAATCAGGAAGAACTGACCGACCAGGCGATTGATTACATCATGGGCGGCATCGACGCGGACGGCCTGAGTCAGTGGGAGCGCGCTTTCTTCGAGTCAATCAGCGATCAGTGGATACGCAGTCGCCGGCTGTCGGAGCGGCAGAAGGAAGTCCTCGGCCAGATTTGGGACAAGCAGCCGTGAGGACGGAAGCGGAGATCCGGCGCCACCGGCCAGACCCTAGCGGCAGGGGCGAGAGAGGGGAGGGATTATGGCAAAGCCGAAATTTCCAGCAGTGATATTTATTTCCCAGCAGGGCGAAGGCGACGGCAAATACTGGCAAGCAAACTCCAATCCCGTTGAAGCGATGGAGAGTGATGGCCCGGAATTCATCGCCAAGTATCAACTCGTTACCGTTGACAAGTTCGAGAAGACGTTAACAAAAGTAACAAAGTAAAAGTGCGTGGCCCCTTCCGGTCTGGAAAGCGACGGTGAGCAGGTGAACCTTGAAGATGTCATCACGAAATCAGAATTACTAGAATTACTGCGTACCTTCAAGTGTCAGGGATGCTCTTATGTGGTGAAGGACCAGGATCACCCGTTTCACTGGGACGGCCCGATACTGATTTTTACGTGTCCCGAATGTCATGCCATAGATAGATTTACGCCGAAGAAAATGCAGTGAATATTTCGGGAACCTGAGGAGGAAACACGACATGAAGAGGCCAGCACTACAAATAACACTGACGCACTGAGAAAGATTGCCTCTTCGACTGCGACAAGAAATTTTACTCTATGTGCCGCAAGTGTGGTTGGTCTGGAAGCCGTACATTCGCTGGCTGCCGAAGTGGGGACGATGGACGACGAATAACTTGGATTTGCGCTGAGGAGGAAACACAATTCGTAGCACGGCAGTTGAAAACTAAAAAGGAGAAACAGATGAGTGATTTTATGCAGCAATCTCCGGCAGCACAATCCGCCCTCGGGGCGACCGCAGCGCGAAAAATGAGCATGAAGGAGCGGCTATTTCAGGAGAAGCGTCACTTGGAGGCACGGCTATCGACCATCAACGAAGCCCTGGACGCGCTCTCGAAGAATCCTGAAGTGGAAAGCATTCTGGAAATCCTGTCACGCGCAATTTAAGTCCGGTGCGATTCGTGAGGGGGAGGAAACGCAGATGGGCAACAGGCCAAAGTTTCTCGGTGCACGTTGGATTAACTCATTGAACTGGTGGGAACTTGCGGTGTTCCTATTTATCTTATTCGGGATTATCGAGGGAGCTTGGACTTGGTTGATACGCCATTAGGCGGGGGGAGGGAACGCAGATGACGCGCGACGAGCACGTAGAGTGGTGCAAAAAGAGAGCACTTGAGTATGCCGACCAAGGCGATTTCAATCAGGCTATTATATCTATGGCCTCCGACCTGACCAAGCATCCTGAAACGAAAAACCATCCGGGCATTGATATGGGGATAATGATGCTCGCTGGCGGAATGCTGCGGACGAAGCAAGATGTGGTTCGATTCATAGAAGGATTTCGGTAGCCCGTGACGCCATTGGGAGGAACGCCAGTGCGAGTGAAAGTCACCACGTCTGAAATAAAGCATCTGCGCCGCTGTTATGCAAAGGATTTAAAAACGGAAACCCAGGCTTCTCAATCAGTACGTGATTCAATGCGGAAGATCGTGGCAATTCTGGATGAAGTCTTGAAGGCCAGAAAGGAACGCCAGTGCGATTGATCCGACACGAACATCCAGACGCGACTGAGCATTATCGGTTATCGCCACACGCTGATTGCCAGTGCCGCATATGCGATTTGAACCGAATTATAATTGGACTCACCCACGAACGGGACGAGGCCACCGAGAAGGTTCGACTCGCAGAAGCCTCGGTGAGCGGCTGGCATACCAGTTATAACGCGATGAAACTGGAGCGGGACGAGGCCCGAGCCAAGCTGTCTGATCTTGAGGACATTGACAAAGCGTGCGCTGCCGCAAACCAGCATGTCCTGTTGCTACAAGCCGATTTAGACGTTTCCGAAGCCGCCATTGCAGCGGCGTTTCGGGAAGCAGGGGCTGTAATACAAACGTTTTTCGATGCATACGAAATGGACACAGGCCGAGTGCCGCTCTCTCAAGCGAAGAAGGCAACTCTTGCCCTAACTCCCGCCTCAGCCATCCATGCCGAGCGGCTGCTGGTGGCACAAGCGAGAATCGAAACAGCAAACGAAATTTGGCTAAGTTGGGTCCACAAGGATCGCGTTGAATTTACGAGGCTGCTTAGCGATTACATTGAGACTCTCACCGCCGCGCTCGCAGAGATAGACAAGGAGATACCAGATGACCGGCGATGAGCTAAAGGCACTCGCACTTAAGCACAACACGATTTGTGCAGGTTACGAATTTTCGGACAAGTTCGATTTCGACGCAATTGCCAAAGAACTTTCTGCCGCAAGCCCCTGCGGCCAAACGTTCGCCGACGGCACGCCGCACCCGATGGGGGACTGGATGATGGGCGATGCTGGAATTGAGGGCAGAGAAGTATCGGAAGGCGTAGACCCATTCACCTCTTATTGTCGTGTCTGCGACAGTGAGCAGAAGCTGCGGGTCGAGCTCGTGCGAATGACTGCTGAACTCGCCTCATTGCATGAAGGAATGATCTTGAAGATTGCCCTCGCTAAAGAACGCGAGTCACGGGCCGAACTCGCCGCCCTGCGAGAAGGAGTTATGTCACTTTTGGAAATAGGGAAGCGCGACTTATCCAACCCAAAGTATGATGGTCATTTTAATCATCTTCACGAGCTACTCACCCCACCCACCGCCTCGGGACGCGAGACGAAAGAATCCGAATACGGCCAGTCAAATTCGATGGACAAGCGCCTCGAAGCGCAAGGCAAGCATCGTGGCGGGGAGGGACAGAAATCGTGAGCAGCAAGCCGTTCCTGTGTCGAATCGGTCTGCATCGTTGGCAATTCCTCGGAATGGCAGGGCTGTTTCTTGAGCCTTTTTATGAATGCCGAAAGTGTCATAGAAGAGAGCGGCGAATGTGGGCGGGAACATTCTATAGCGATCCGCCAAAAGAGGGATGGCCCACGCCAACCATCGAGGCTCAGGCGAAAGGGAAGCCGGAGGGGAGCGATGACAGAGTGGGTTGAGGGAAATTGGCAGCCGGTGCGGATTGCGCCTTTCGATGGAAACGTGAGCACGCGTCACACCTGGACGTGGCAATCGGATGCATCAATAATTCCCGAAAGCCCCTATTGTAGAGGGGAAATTGACTGGGCGGTAGCGAGAGCGCAGCCTTATTCGGGACCGGGAAAGTTTAACTGCGGCGGTCAACTATTCTCCATTCATTTCGAGGACGCTATTAAATTCGGATACGAAGCTGGAATTACGGCGTGCGAGCACCAAATTCTAGCTGATTGAGGAACCGAGCGATGACCCGCACTGTAGAGCAGAGATCCATGAGCCGCCCGACGCCGAAGTTTGAGATCGGTGATCGTATAATAACTAGCACTGGACTGTACGGGACAGTTGCCAAAATATCCCTGCGTGGCGATGACAGATCGCAGCAAATGCTTTGGTATGCCTATATCAAAGGAGAAGCCTCTTGGGACGGCTGGGCTAGATGTTCAAGAATTAAAAAAGTCAAACGAAAGGTGCAGCCATGAAGCGCATCCGCCAACATTTTTCCACACAATCCACAGATATTCACAGGTAGGCTCAGACCATTTCGCTTGACTGCCCAGTTGTGCGAGTAGTAATGTCCCGCCCGCGCCGGATTGACTTACCTCTTTTCGGTGGTGGTCGATACACGGAGGGCCGGAAGCCGACACTTTCGGCCCTTAAATTCTCTGTCGGGAGATGTTATTGAGCGTTCAAGCATTATCATGGGTTTTTGACTACTCCGAATCCACAGGATCAGCCCGCCATGTCCTGCTTTCCATTGCCAATCATGCCAGAGCGAACGGCAGCGGCGCATGGCCTTCATATTCCAGAATTGCCCACGAATCCAGAATTAGCAGAGAAACGGTGCGCGTGGCGCTTCAAGAACTGGTTGATCTTGGGGAATTAACTGTTGACCATGCTGCTGGTCCCAACGGATGTAATCTCTATTCCATCGCTCAAATGGTAGGCAGAAATTCTGCCCAGTCAAATGATGTCGACCAGGCAGATTTACCGGGTGAGCTAGGCAGATTTGCAGGCCCTACTAGGCAACACGGGTTGTCACGAACCGTCCTTGAACCGTCCATAAATCAACCGTCAGTAGAAACCGCGCCTTCGGCGCTCCCCGGCGCCTGCCCTGAATGTGGAGCAAGACAAGACCTCTGTACAGGACATCGGAAGAAGAAGTCCAAAGCATTCCCATCCCGGCAGCCGTACCAGAAGAAAGAGTATGCCTATGTCGAAAGCAAGCCAGCGCGAAGCAAGGGAGAGGAAAGAGCAGAGCGAACAAGAAAAGCTCTTGAAGTTCTCGACCACCCTGAAAGGCTACCTGAGCACCTTCGGCCAGTTATTCCGACAAGAGGTGTCAGATGAAGCGGTCGGAGCGTATCAAGTGGCACTAAAACATCTCAGTTCTGAAGAATTGAAACTCGCGTGCGACGAAGCCATCAAGCGTTGCAAATTCTTTCCTAATCCGGCTGAGATCATAGAATCGCTACGAATAGCAAGGGAGCGATTAGATGCTTTCGGGCATTCCCCGAGAGGGAGCGGTTGCCCTCAATGTGGTGGTTGCAGATGGAAAGTAGTTCCTGGGCCAGAAGGATACAGCTACGCGGCCCCATGCGATTGTCGAATCCATGAACAACGACTCACTTAGCTCGAAAGTCTGCCATTGCGGGAAGCGGAAATCACGTCGCGCGCTTCAGTGCATAGATTGCCGTTTCGGAATAGAGGCGGTGGAGCATGAGCCGGCGTTTGTGCCGACCACGCCGCGGCACATGATGGAAGCCATTGTTTTACAGTGCAGGGGACAAGTATCGTGATGGCGCAGTGCCCCAAGTGCAAGCATGTGATGTGGAACTAGGCCACGATTATTAAAATAATATGCCCAACCTTGCCATTACGAAAAAAGAAGCTCTAGCGCACACCGCCGAGATCAAGCGGGAGGTGGGCACGGCGAAGAAGATGCGGATTCGCATCCTGCGCACGATTGCCGCGAGCGTGGATCGACGGGAGTATGAGATTGCCGGGTTCGAGGATCTGGCTGCATGGCTCGAACATATCGGGATCGAAACGAGCGTGTCGCACTTCCTGAGACTACTGCATAACATTCGGGCCTTGAAGCATGTCACTGACGCCCAGTTGGAAGCGATGCCTGAGGGTAACGCCCACGCCCTAGCGCGATTGTCAGAGAAGGCACGCCGCGACCCGAAAATGATTGAGCGGGCGGTGAGCGAGAAGCCGGCAGAATTCAAGGCCAGAGTGGGTGGGACGGTCAAAGAGGCACCGGAAGGGTGGAAAACATTCGCGCTACTCGTTCCAGAGGGGGTCTATGGCCGGTTGCGGGCGGCTGAGACGAAGATCGCCCGAGTTTTGGAGTTAGACCTGTCCGATGAGGAAAAACGCGTTGGCGGGCTTATTAGCGTGTGGGAAGCGATAGCGCAGCTCGTGAACGATACCGATGAAAGTAGGCTTAAGCTGGAGATCGAGGGCGATGAATCGCGTGCTGCGGGAGTTTGATGGTAACAAAATGAAAGATGCCTACACAACATTCATTGAATCCAAGCGCATGGCCATCGAAGATGCCGGGGTGGCGGTGGACCCGCAACTGTTGAACCGGAACCTATTCCCCTTTCAACGCGACATTACCAAATGGGCGCTCCGCAAGGGGCGCGCGGCAATCTTCTGCGACTGCGGCCTCGGAAAAACCATCATGCAACTGGAGTTCGCGGAGAAGATACCTGGCAAGGTGCTGATTCTCGCGCCGCTGGCCGTGGCCCAACAAACGGTACGGGAAGGGCAGAAGTTTGGAATCAAGGCCACCTACGCCCGCAAGCCGATAGATGAAAAGATCACGATCACGAACTACGAGATGCTGGAGCACTTTGATCCCGCAGGCTATAGCGGGATTGTGCTGGACGAATCCAGCATCTTGAAATCTTTTGATGGCACGTTTCGCAACCTCATTATCGAAGCGTTCCGCGCAACTCCGTTCAGGTTGGCCTGTACCGCAACCCCGGCACCCAATGACTACATGGAACTGGGAAACCACTCGGAATTCCTTGGAGCACTGACGCGCACGGAAATGCTCTCGACGTTCTTTGTGCATGATGGCGGGGATACATCCAAGTGGCGGGTGAAGCGGCATGCGCAGAAAGAATTCTGGCGATGGGTGTGTACTTGGGCCGTGATGATGCGGAAACCGTCCGACTTGGGCTATTCGGATGAAGGATTCCTTCTGCCTGCGTTGCACATTCACGATTTGACCGTGGAACAAACCAAGCCCGACGATGGGCGATTGTTTGCCATGCCCGCAGCGACATTGCAAGAGCGTCGGCAAGCGCGCAGTGGGAGTACCGAGGACCGTGCGGCAGAGGTGGCGCGAATCGTAGCGACAAAGCCAACGGAACCTTGGCTGATCTGGTGTGCGCTCAACATTGAAAGCTCTGCTGTGGTGCGACTCATTCCTGGCGCCGTGGAGATTCGCGGATCAAATACCCGCGAAGAAAAGGAATCACGAATGCTCGCATTCTCAAATGGCGAGATTCGTATCCTAGATACAAAAGCGTCAATTTGTGGCTGGGGCATGAACTGGCAGCATTGTCCGAATGTCGTGTTCTTAGGACTTTCGGATAGTTATGAAGAATTTTACCAAGCGCTCAGGCGCGTATGGAGATTCGGTCAAAAGCAGGAAGTAAACTGCTACATCGTGACCAGCTCGAACGAGGGCGCGGTGACGGCCAACATCAAACGAAAGGAAGCGGACGCGCTGGCAATGGCCGCAGAGATGGTGCAAAACATGCATGAAATCAACGAGGCGGAAATCAAGAAAGAGCCCAAGAAAAAGAGGGAGCAATCCTGGCGATCCGAGTCGATTAACGGCTGGACGATGCACCTGGGCGATGCGGTGGACGTGGTTCGCAAGATGGAGACGGATTCGATTCACTACTCCATTTTCTCACCGCCGTTTGCCAGCCTGTATACCTACTCAGACTCCATGCGGGACATGGGCAACTGCAGAACACACTCTGAATTCTACGAGCACTTCTCGTTTCTGGCCTCGGAACTGTGCCGTGTCACCAAGCCGGGCCGCAACCTGAGTTTCCATTGCATGAATCTGCCCATATCGAAAGAACGGGATGGGTACATCGGCATCGCGGACTTCCGCGGCGACCTGATCCGTATTTTCCAGAAAGCGGGATTTATTTTTCATTCCGAAGTGTGCATTTGGAAAGACCCGGTGACGGCCATGCAGCGCACAAAGGCTCTCGGTTTGCTTCACAAGCAGATACGCAAGGATTCATGCATGAGTCGGCAGGGAATTCCCGACTATCTCGTAACCATGCGGAAGCACGGCGAGAATCCTGAGCGCGTCGGCCATACCCCGGAAGAGTTTCCTGTCTCGCAGTGGCAGCAATGGGCTTCGCCAGTATGGATGGACATTGACCCAGGCGATACTTTGCAGCGCACCTCGGCCCGCGAGCATGACGATGAACGGCACATCTGTCCACTGCAGCTCGAAGTGATTCGTCGGGCAATCGTGCTTTGGTCGAACCCGAAAGACTTAGTGCTCTCGCCGTTCGCAGGAATTGGCAGTGAAGGCTATGTGGCGATCCAGAATCAGCGCCGATTTGTGGGCATTGAACTCAAGGAATCGTACTACCGACAAGCCCTAGCGAACCTGAAAAACGCGACAGCGGCATCAGTGCCACTTTTCAACGAAGAAATTCTGGCCCATGAAGCGTGAATCCATCCGCGTGGACCGCGAGTTGACCGCGCAGCGCCGCGGCGACGGCACGTACCAGGACAGGAGATCCGCTGTCCACCAAGACGGGCGCGAGTACCTGAAAGGCGTGGACATCCACAATCGGCGTCGCCAAGTTTGGGAAAGGGATCTCAGAAGGTGTGTAGGATGCAGCGAGTACATGACTTGGGAGCGATTCGAGATGCATCATCGAGCGAAAAACTACGGCGGAAAACGGTTCGACAACATTGAAAATTTAGAGACTTTATGCCAGAAATGTCATCGCGGCAAGCACGTACAGACGCAGTTCACTCAACAGGAGGCATGAATGGCGAAAGCGGCAGTGGCAAAACGGGCCAAGCAGAAGGATTTGCCTGGGATGGAAGATCGTCGCATCGGGGAACTCGACCAAGCGGCGCTGGACTACGCCGAGGGGCGCGACGAGCGCATGGAGCTGACGAAAAAGGAAGTCGAACTCAAGACGGCGTTGATTAGCCTCATGCATAAGCATGGCAAAAAGACGTACAAGTACGAGGACATCGAGATTGAACTGGTGCCCGAAGGGGAAAAGGTCAAGGTTCGCATCCACAAGGAAAAGGAAGCCGACGAGTAATGCCTGAGCACTACACCAGAAACACGGAAGCGGCCTCCGCGTGGTGCAACAAGTGTAATCGCATGACGATGCATCGAATTGATGGAGTCCGAAAAGGGCCGTGCTTGGAGCATGAGACGAAGATTCGACAGAAGCCGACCGAGCCGCCAAAGAGCGGAGATTTATTCAAGGAAGAGGAAAAGTGACATCCCTAGTTTCTCGTTCACTGGCCGAACTCCGCAAGCGCGCACCGCATTGCCCAGTGGACAAGGCTGAGCGGTGGATACCCGGCGCCAACATTCGTCGTGATCTTTTCAACCTCTTCGATCTGGTCTGGTTGTCGCTGAGCATGGACAGCCAGGACGGGCAAATCGTGGGGATACAGGTGACAGACAACGCGCACTTGGCTGAGCACATCACGAAGATCAAGGCCAACCCGATCACACCACTATGGAGAGCGTGCGGTGGAGCGATTACAATACACGCCTGGGCGAAAATGGGCGCGCGCGGGAAGCGGAAGCGGTGGACACTGACGGAGCATGACCTGTGAAACTACCCAAGTTGCTGATTAAGCTGGTCCCCGAAGCCATTTGCATCAGGTGCGGACAACATGGATTCGTCGGCGAGAAGTGTCAGTTGTGCCTGTCCTGCCTGAATGTCGCTACGCTGATCTACGCGAAGCGTAAGAAAGCCGAGGTGAAACTATGAGTCGCAAAAGCGAGAAACGCCTAAGGCAGATGTCTATGGCTTTGGCTCAATTTCGGATGATGTAGGAAAATCCACCTAAGCTTCTCCCAATTGATTCATTTCCAAATGTTGATCTGTTTACAACATTTATGGACGAAGCCTATTTCGTTCGACTTGTAGAATTAGCCGAAGAAGAATATCAGAAAATCGTGAAAGCCGAGGTATTAAAATAATAAAATGGACCGCGAAGAGATTTATGCCCTACTCATCAAGCGCATCACGCCGTTTGTGGATCAAGCCATGACGATCGAGCAGATCACCGACCTAGACGGCGTGCTCTGGCAGCTTGCCGGCGAACTTTCACATGAGCAGGCTCCGATAAAGTCATCACAGATTGATTCTAAGTGACCTTGTAGACGCAAGCGGAGTGCACCTGCGGTTCTGGACGTATCGCAGGGGATCGTGGCTGTAATGGCGTTCTACGGTGTTTCCGATTCTTCCTGATGGATTCCATTACAGCGTAATTCGGAAGGTTCATGCCTCACGAAAATACCGCTATAGTGCTTTTCCCCACAAAAGCAGCATGTCTCTTCGGTTCCCATGATAGCGCGGACGGCCTGCCGTAGAGGTTCGCGTCTATTCCAGCAATCTTCGCAAATCGAGTGTGTCCATCGACTACTCATTTCATCCCCACAATCTGCCGGATGGTAACGTCGAGCGCGCACACGACGCACAGTTTATCGCCCGTTCGGATGCATTCCTTGCCGCACTTCTCGCAGCGGGTAAAGATCGGTGCGAGCTGCTGGAGTCGATCCGCTTCGCTGAGTCGAGCTTCCGTTTGTTTGATGTCCATTAGCTTTCCTCCTGTTTAATCTGCGATAGGTCAAATTCTCGGATCATACGCTCAAGAACCTTGAAGGGGTCATTCTCTCCGGGTCCATTCGTCGCGATCTCGGTTGCATAGTCGATTTCCTTTTTGCGATCTTCAATCCAGAGAATCACTTCGCGTCCGCGCCATTCGGTTGCAAAGTTCAAACCAGCGGCTAGAATAGCTTCGACTTTCGGCTTCAAATCATCCGGCATGTCATCACAGAAAGTCGGCACGGGTCGGCCTGTGGGCAGCATGTATTGGACAAGTTCGACTGTCATGTGACCTCCAAAGTGAGATATGGGGAGCCTTACGCGCTCCCCTGCCTGCTACCACGCAGGACGCCAAGCGCCGACTGGAGAGAAAGCCCCGAGGCCCGATGAAGGAGGGGCTTCCAGAGAGCCGGCACGAAGATCAAGGCTTTGTGTACGGCGCCACGCGAAACTTTTCAGACGCAACAAAGATGCCGTATACCGCGAGCACGAACAGGGCGATAGCCGCATCCAACAGGAACGGCAGCACCCAGTAGAAGATTATCAGCGCGAGTACGATCTCAGCGACCACGGCTAGTAGTCCTCTGGGAACATAAGCGTTATGCCTTCATTCTCGTTTGGGATGAGCCAGAGCACGTTTCTGCCGCTGAGTGCTCCGGGATCGCTCGCAGACAGGCTTTCAATGTACCCGTCGCGGTGTTTGATGGCGAAGAGTTTGTAAATCCCGCCGTCAAGGTTTTCCTCATAGGTGCGTTGTGCCTGAGTGCGATGTGTGCCAATCAACGCCTTGGACATCGCAAGGGCTTTATTGTCCATCACCTGCCGTTCAAACTTCTGTTGTGCTTCAAGGCCATGTTTGGCGATAAATTTCGCGGCTGCATCTGGGCTGATGTCTCCAGCGCGAAACCACCCCATCATGTCCACGGGCCAACAGTTCGGCGGTTGACTGCCCTTCGGAGCCTTTGCAACTAGCCACTCCCACACACCACGCGAAACGCGATCCCTCGGGGAAATTGCGACTAAGATACCGTCCTCGATTGCTTCATGGTCCGTGTACGTCGAAATTACATCTTCCGGTTGAAACATTTCGTTTTTGTCCATTGTCTTTCTCCTGTGTCCGTTGGTTCGGACTGGCCCGCTTGTGCGTGCGGGTTACGCTCCGTGCAGATGCGCGAAAATGCGGCAGAGAGCCAATGTCCACGCGACAGTCGCCGCGAGGAAGAAAACGATTTCAAAACGAGTCATTGTTTTCATCGAGTTACGCTCCTATTATTAAAATAATACTGCTACTTCCGTTCGATAGTGCAGACCACGAACCTAGCGATTGCCGGCGAGTCCGTGTCGTTGCATTGGTCGTCCGGGTCCGTAATGACGCGATTCGACCAGATGGACAGATACGCGAACGCGACACACAGCACGATAAAGCTAAGGGCCATAGCTGCTATGCGTCGTTTCGCGGGCTGCTGATTCGGAAACAGGCTTTGTGTGCTCATGGCTGCACCGTGCCTTCTGCTTTGGCGATAGCGGCTTGCAATTGTGGCACTATCCACGGATTTGTTGTGCCGGATAAGGCCAACCTACATGCTTCCAGCAATTCCGGTGCGGCTGCGATTAGGCGTGTATTGGCTTCAAAGCGACTGTCGTGCGTCCGATTGCCTATCTCAACTACCGTCCAGCCGTCAACCTCGACAATCAGAGCCTTTGTGGGCCCGACATTAAGCGAGTATTTCCACGGTCCAGGTGTATGCTTCACGATTGCACCTCGTCACAGCACGAATATCCCTCTTGTACGTCGTATCCACACTCGGGGCATTTATGCGTGCGAATCCAATCTTGCCGTTCTACATCCCACGTCTTGCGCGAATTGGGACAGCCTGTCTCATGGCACGCGACGCCATTGATAGACAGCATCTCGCATTGATTGCAATGTACTGGAATACGTTTGTTGGTTGCCATTTTTCTCTCTCCTTTAGCGTCTGGTAAACGCCTTGTGTATTCGCATATTAAGTTGGGCATGTGCGATTGTCAAGCCCCACTTTCGCTGCGCGTTCGCGCGTCCCTTCTAACTCACTCATTCTGCGCTATATCAAATTTGAAGGAATAGCGAAAACTTCGCACACTTGAATGCCCTTGCATCTATCTCCCTGCCTGCTTTACGATTCTACCCGTGAATAAGCTAACGAATAGATGTCCACATGCGGCCAATGATGCGGTCAGGCGAATACGTGCGAACACGCCTAAAGACGTGCTGCGCGCATGGGGATTGAGAATGCAGGCGCGTCACGGCGGGCTTGCGGTTCAGGCGCTTTATCGCTTGCGTGGTGAGCATCCACTATCGAAGGAATCGCGCGCCAAGCGGAAGGCAGAGCAGGAGCGCACGCGCAGCAAGGTAAACGTGAACTGGTAACGAATACTCCCCGTTATGCAATATGCACTTACGTTTCTTAGGCATGAGTGCATAAAAACAGGTTAAGTCTATTGCTTCTTTCACTTACAACAGTTTGTACATTATCGGACGTAGTTGGGCATAGCCGTTGCTGTGCCGATGTGCTGCCGTTCAATTGCCGATTGATTGCCGCACGATCAGCAGGCGATTGGCACAGGATCTGCCGGCCACGTTCGCGGGTACCCTTTGACGGAATTGGCAAGCCCCCGGCCTGTTTATGCGGGTGAGAGGTTGATTGCTACCACTAGGCCCATATAGGAATCAGGGACATTTCATGCCCAAGCTAAATACACTTGACACATATGTGCTACGTGTGCTATGTGTAACACATGAGTGGATCAGATTCGGTTTATCAAGCTGTGAGGCAAGGGAAACTTGAGCGTCGTGAGAATTGCGAGTGGTGCGGTGCTACCGGACGAATTTATGGTCACCATGAAGATGAGGAAGAAAGGCCACTTGAGGTAATTTGGCTCTGTCGGAAGTGTCATTCGGCTCGGCATATGATGTTTTGGGCACTGACGGGTACCAGGAGTATTAGACAGTGGAAGCACGAAAGGAAAAGGATTGAAGAAGTTATTCACTGAGCGCGAGCGACTTGTGATTTATTTAGAACGCTCTGACCTTGAGGGAATGACGAAGCAGGCGCGGGAAGAAGGGCAGACCGTCGTCGAATGGGCGCGAGGGACGCTAGTTGGAGAGTGCACATACTGTGGGGAGGTGGGCAATGGAAAAAATAGAAGTGGTCGAGCAGTGGAGCCTGAGCGGGGTACGGCGGTGGGTACGCGGGGCGGACGGGAAGTTACGGCTGCTCGACGAAGCACCGAACCTATTGAGGTGGATACCACGTCCCATCGAATTGGAAAGCGATTGGACGAAGTTGCGCCAGCAGGGGTAGACGCTGTTCCTACCCTTCGCGGTGAGCCAGCAAATGAGAACGCTGGACCTATGCGGCAAGTGGGTAAGACGTGTGAGCACGGGGTAAAAAAAGGAGCGCGGTGCTGGCAATGTGGCGGGCTGGCGAAGGTGGGGAAATGAGCAAAGATGATCTGGAATCGGCCTATCACGAGATTACGTTCGGGTACGATGAGCCGGACGCGATGTGGGGGCGCGGGGACGTGGTGCTATACATGCGGGCGCAGATTGGGATCAAGGATACGAATGACTCAAACGGGAATCCGATCGTTGCGGGCGAGTTGTACTGTATTAGTAAGGGAGGGGTCACGCTTCCGGTGGCGCGCGAGTGAAAACAATGGAAGAACTCGCCAATGGAACCGTCATAACCAACCTCGAAGGAGGCTGGCCGCAATGGTTTGGGAATCTAGGGCAATGGTTTATTTATATTCGGGTTCGACATGGGCAGTGTTCGATTGGCACTGGCAGGAGTAAGAACGAGGCGGTGGATAGGTCTGCGGTTGTGCGGGAGGATGATTCACTGTGCGGCGTAACCGATATAGATGATGCCATCGCGGAGTTACGGATTGCGGGCTATACGGTGAAGTCCAAGGTAGTTCCTCCGCACGTCGAGGAATTACCTTGAAGGCCGCGATTGTTTTGACCTCGATCCACGACTGCACGGAACTGCTGAACGGGTACCTCGAAAATCTCGCCAAGTACGGACGGGAAGCCAGTATTATTTTAATACCGGATCGCAAGACACCGCCGCAAAAGTTTTCCCCCACGCAATCGGTGACAGTACCCTTACTTGGTAAACAGGAAGAGATTTTGCATTACGTTGGTTATCCGGCCGCTGAGATCCCTTGGGACTCTGATAATCGCCGTAACGTGGGCTACCTGATGGCACTGTCTGGTGGCGCCGAGATGATCATATCCATCGACGATGACAACTTCTGCCCTAAGCATGAGGATTTTATTGGGGCGCACATCGCGGCGCTAGCGAAGCACAACCCGCTAGTGAGCACTGAGGACGGCTGGTACAACAACTGCAATCTGCTGAAAATCATGGGGCCGGAGATCTTCGCCCGCGGATTCCCGTACTATGCGCGCCGATCGTTCAAGCTCCACACGCAATACGCCCAGGATGGCGAGGTAGTCATCAACGCGGGGATGTGGACGGGTGCTCCGGACGTGGATGCGATCACCTGGCTACAGCGTCCCGGACAAGTGTCGCGGTGTAATGGCAGTGCGGTGCTGGCTCCCGATACCTGGTGCCCCATCAATTCGCAGAATACGGCGGTACGGCGAGACGCGATGGCTGCATATTATTTTGTGTGCATGGAATCTCCGATTGACCGCTACGGCGATATTTTTCAAGGCTACTTCGCATTGAAGTGCGCGAAGCACTTGGGATTGACGGCGCGGTTCGGGACTCCGGTAGTGACGCATCGGCGGAACTCGCACAATTATCTGGCCGATGCAGAAAAGGAAATTTTCGGGATACGGCTCATGGAAGAATTGCTTCCCAAACTGCTTGAGCATAAACTGACGGGCAGTTCGTTTGGCGAAGCGTATTTGGCGCTTGCGGATTTTATCGAATCGCAGGACGCACAGTTTTTCAAGAACACGGCACGCCGGATGCGGCTGTGGGCTACGACGTGCCGTAGAATAGGATAAGAGCAATGCCAGAATTTGAACTCACTGAATTACAGTACAGCAATGATCGGAAAGGACCGTTCAAACTCTATATCTATGGACCGGATGGCTATCACAGAGGGGGGCAGTGGTTTCGGAAGCCTCCGCTAAAATATCCAGACGAAGAAATTACCAGTTCTGAGGCGATGGTGCGTACTATCGAAGCAGCCGCCGATGGAATGGAAGTACGCATCTGCGACGGCGGCGACATGCTTGTTTACCATTGTAAGGGAGCGCAGGTGTTTTATCCCAAACCAATCGGCGACTTCTGGAAAGAGATCGGATAAAGGAAATGGCTAAAGTGATCCTCGCTGGCGGGCCAAGTTTTGCCCTGTTCAACCCATCGTTACACGCGAGCCTTGGATTATTGTATCTGGCATCCTCTCTGCGCGAAGCGGGACACGAAGTTAAAATAATCGACTGCCACAAAATTTCCACGTTCGATCCAGAAACCAACAAACTCACCGTGCGCTCTGAGGATATGGAACCCTGCGACATCCTAGGCGTGTCGATCGTGACCCCGAACGCGGAGTTTGGCGGGCAACTCGCCGCGGCGTGGCCGGCGAAGATCAAGGTAGCTGGCGGGCCGCATGTGACCTACATCATCGACGGGCCGCACGCGCATTTCAAGCAGAAGAAATATTTCGAGGGCTTTGATTTTCTGATGACCGGGGAGTGCGAGGAATCGTTCGTCGAGTTCTGCGACAAGTGGGACCGGGGAGAGGATGTTACCAAGGTTGCGGGCGTGGCTTGGTTCGGGCCGCTCGGGATACAGCACCTTCCCTCACCGCCACTGCCAGATGTGACCAAACTGCCGACACCTGCTTATGATCTTTGGGAAAATTACTCGAAGGGAGGATTACAAGTTGCGTCTATTCACGGTAAAGCAGTTGACGCGTCTGAAAGAACTATTGGAAGTCTGTACACGGGTCGAGGTTGCCCTTACGGGTGTTATTTCTGTGCTGACGCACGAACTAAACTTAGGGAAGAAACGCTGGACCAGATCGAAGCGGAAGTCAAAGCCCTCGCCGAAAAAGGCGTAACCTCGCTGCGAATCTGGGACGACGTAATCACCATCAAGGACAAACACTGCCGCGACCTCGCCGACATCTTCCACAATTACGGGATGCTCTGGCGCGGCTGGAGCCGCGTGAACCTGATGAACGCTGACCTCTTCAAATACCTCGCCTCGCACGGATGCACGGAGATGGGCTTCGGTGTCGAGCACGGATCGGCGCGAATGCTAAAAGCGATGAACAAGGGCACCACGCCAGAGGCGAACACGAAGGGCATTCACATCTGTCAGGACGCAGGAATCTCTGCGCGCGCGTATCTGCTGATCGGGTTTCCGGGAGAAACCTGGGAGTCGATTCACGAAATGCGGGACTGGCTCGACGACTGTCGACCGGACGCTGCGAGCTTGCATATGTTCCAACCTTACCCTGGGTCGCAGGTGTGGAATACGCCCGAGCGATTCGGTGTAACGCTGCCACCGGATGCATTCACTGCCATGTGGGAACTTTGTGACGAAGATCCGAAAACCGTTGTCCTCGAACTGGACACGATGACGAAGGAAGAACTGTTTTCGGCCCGAAGAATGCTGCACGATTACATCACGGAAAATATTTCTCTGCGCTTGGCAAACCGTTGAGACTCAGTATTATTTTAATAGGCCGTCACGATTCCTACGGCGGCGACTTCGTAGGTCGCCTGAATTGCTGCCTCGAAAGCGTGATGCCGCTCGGTGCCGAAGTGATCTTCGTCGAGTGGAATCCCCTCCAAGATCGCGCTCCCATATCGCAAGTAATTGCTCACAAAGGAGTCCGTGTCATCGAAGTGCCTAATTCAGTTCACCGCTGCCTGCCTGGCCACGAATTATTTCCGGTGTTCGAGTACCGCGCAAAGAACGTGGGGATTCGCAGGGCGAGTTCGCCTTGGGTTCTATGCCTCAACTCCGACATCATCCTGGGAGAAGATATGCAGAAAAGACTTTCAGGACCAGGAGAGGTTGTCTCCCCATTCCTGTACACTGCTTCCCGACACGATATACACGATGACAAACTTCTACAGATTTGCGATGGTCCGGGAGATTTTGTGCTCATGTATCGGGAGAGATGGCTAGATCTTCGCGGATACCTTGATTTGGTGAGTTACACTCATATCGACTCTCTTCTTTTGTGGAATGCCTCACATGCTGGGATTCAAAACGTGAAATTGCCACACCCGATTTTTCACCAAGAGCACGACCGCTCTGAGCACAAGCTGCGAACCGGAATCCATTCCAGCGACATGCCCAAGTTTATCGGAATGAAAAACGACGAGAATTGGGGACTCGCTGACCTTCAACTGCCCGAGGTGACTACTTGAAGTGTGCCTTGTTGTACCCGTGCGTGGGCGCTCTCGTTGAGAAGATGGCAAGCCTGTTCCCCGGCCTCACCGTCATCGGTCCACCATGCGATGATCTCTACAAATGGGACAAGCGCATCCTGCCGCTCGCCAAGGCTAACGGGCGCATCGCGGAATGGAAGGAACTGGGCCTCGATATTCATTTCGAAGAAAAGCCCTACAGCGAGTGCGACTTCTCGAAGTTCGATTTGCTGATCGAGTCGGTCGAAACATTCAACTACGCTGCATCGTGGCGCGAGCATTGCACTCGCGTCGAGTGTCCCATCGTCGTGTTTGTCTGCTGGTACGACTCCCCAGCCTACCTGCCTCACGAGTACATCAAGAAAATAGGAAACTTCCCTGTACTGCTTGGGATGCCTTCGCACTTGAATGCGTGGCGTGCTGTGCTGCCCGACGTGAATCCGGTTGCCGTGCCAGTCGGTGACTGGTGGTTTGAGCGTCCGTGGACGGGAGTCCGCGAGGAATCTCTGTTCGTGCTAGCGGGCAAGGACATCTGGCGCCCTGCCGACAAGACGGTGTGCGGCGTGGACCTGTGGGAAAGACTCTGCGAACGGTTTCCTGGAAAGATGCACCACCACGACGGAGCTATCGACTTCAAAACCTCGAAGCAGATGGCCGAGATGTACAGCGAGTATCGCGTGTTCGTAAACCTTGACAGTAGCGGAGGGCGACCACTGTGTACCTCGTTCACTGAGGCAGTTGCTGCGGGAATGCCCGTGGTAGCTCGGGATCAGCCGGGACTGTGCTACAAGGATTACATTGACGGAAGCGGAACCTATACCGAAGATTTTGAAACGATGTGCGATTTTATCGCGCTTTGCTTTGCGGAACCGAAGTTCGCCAAACAATGTGGCATGCGCAGCCGCGAGATCGGCAAGAGAGCGTTTTCCGTTGAGGCGGTGCGACCGACTTACGAACAGGCTGCGGCGCGGGCGATGGCCGTGTTTCACCAGGGGCATTGGCGATGATAAGAATTCCCGTAGAAAGTATTCCAAAAGTTGATGCTATCGAAGCAGCGCGGCGGTTTATAGAAATGGGAGATCGAGAAGATTTACATGACGGAGCTGCTTCATATTTTAAATTTGAGATATTTCGGGGGGACTTCGAGAGAATCGTCAAAGTTCTTCTTGTGGGCATCGGGGAACTTAGTAAATGATCTCTCTACTTCTCCCATCCCGCAAACGTCCGAAAGAATTGATGAGAATGGCGACAAGTGCTTGGTGTACGGCAAAAAATCCAGCAAACGTTCAAATCGTAGTTCGCTTCGATGATGATGATTATGAAACTGCTAAGGCGGTTGCAGACATTGGAATCAACCCGATGATCTTCGGTCCACGCCTACGAAAGATGACGATTTACTGGAACGAATGTTTCGATGCCTGCTCCGGCGATATTGTCTGCCAAGCGAATGATGATATCGTTTTTGTCAGCGATGGATGGGATCAGATGGTGGAGGATGCTTTCGCGGAAGTGCCCGATAAAATTATGCTAGTCCACGGCTCTGATGTATTCGGCCACGGCAGTAATTTTGGCCCGCACGCCTTTGTGAGTCGAAGATGGGTCGAAACTCTCGGCTATTTTATACCTCCGTATTTCTCCTCAGATTTCGGAGATGCCTGGATTTGTGAACTGGCGAACATGCTCGGTCGCCGGCGCTTCCTGAATTTCAACATAGAACACAGACATTTTTCGCACGGCATGATGGAGTTAGACGAAAACACCGCCGAGCGACTCCAGCGGCACCGCGAAGATGATCCCGATACGCTGTACTATAGTCCAGCAATGCAAGCCGAACGCCAGCGCGACGCCGAGAAACTAGCCCGGCTCATGGACAAAAACCTGAGCACAAAAGGCTGGTGCCCGCCGCACTCGAACATTCGCAGCGCAGGGATGTGCCCGCATTGCGAGAGCTTGTCTACTGTGGCGGTCGGCGTAGGTAAATTTTTCTGCAATAAATGCGGAAAAGACTTCGTGAGATGACCTGGGATATTTTAATTTTGACGATGCCGAGTCGCGTTAATTTTCTCAAAAGCCTTCTTTTATCGCTGGAACCGCAGTGCGCGGGGAACCCAAATGTTTCGATTCGCATACGAGCCTGTGATCCTCAGTATACCTTGGGAGAAAATCGTGAAATGCTTCGCCGATCGTCCGAAGCCGACTATATCAGCTTCCTAGACGATGATGATGACGTAGAATCTGATTATGTCTCCACGATTCTGCCGCTGCTGGACGGGGTGGACTACATCGGATTCCAGCTTCAGTGCTATATCGACGGACGCGCACTCTCCGAAAAAACCTTCCATTCCCTGCAATTCGCTGGCTGGTACCAGGATATACACGGCTACTACCGGGACATCTCGCACCTAAATCCGATGCGCCGCGAACTCGCACTGTCAGTTCCGATGGAAGGCGGGCACGGTGAGGACAAGCGATGGTCCGACCGGATGCGCGGGAAGGTCAAGACGGAGCACATGATCGACCGCGTGATGTACCATTATTATTTTAATACGAAGAAGAATCAGGGTGCGCCCTGCCCGAAATGCGGGAGCGAATCAACGGTACTTGTCGAGCGTGGGACGTGGTGTAACGGTTGCGGCGTTCTATTTTCGGAACATCCTATTCAGAAATCTTGCTTGTGGGTGTAGTGCCGTCATTCCAGAAGTCGCAGACGTACTCGGGGTCGATGGAACTATCATCGGATTTTCGGACCACTTCGCAGGTGTGGAACCTGTCGATCACGCGCTCAAAAAAGTGGGAGCAATTCCCGCACTCATCTTCTGTGTCCGCTTCCCGATAATTGGATTCTTCCTCGTTAAGTTTAAAGGGCCGATTCTCCATCAGCCGCTCGTACAGGTCTTTGCTGACGGTAGCCATTTAGTCTCTTTTTCGTGACTTCAATTCGGCTTCCCTGCTCATTTCTTCTTTTTTCGTAATCTTCATCACGTCGATCTTGAATTTTTTTATCGCCCCGAGCCACATTTCGTTAGCGCGTTTATCTGTGTTTGGGTAGTCGGTTCCCAATTCTGGATCATAAATTCTATTTATTTGATGGACGAGTCTATCGAAAAAAGCCTTCAAGTTCCCCCTGCCGCAAAACATGCCAAGCCAAAAGATATTGGCAAGCAATTGCATATTCTCTTTCTCGCTTGTCCAGCAATCGTTGTGCTCATCCAGAATTTTCAGGCATTCATGCTCTCCTACATAATCCTCGTCTGAAGGGAAAGAGCATTGCAGTTTTTCTGCGACTTCGGTTAACTTATCGCAAGCTGCATTGACTTCTTTAAGGGCATCTTTCAATATGCTCCTCTTGCTTTCTGTGATAGTTGCCATCAGCGAATCCTCGACATGCCACCAAATATCCCGCGTTGATAAACTTCTGTGCGCTCTCTAATCTTAGGTGGTGGTGGAGTTAACCTGATTTCCTCAGCGATCTTCTTGCCGGATTCTGCGATTACAAGATTCGCGATTGCCTGTTGATCGAGCTTGTTAACAACTTCTCCGTAGTGTTCTGATACGTACCGTTCGGCTATCAATTCTACGATTCTACGAACGAGTCCGTTTGTAACATATTCGGAGCCGAGGAAGTCTGGTTTGAATTTGGCGGCAATAAATGAGGAATCTTCTCCGACATCTATTCCCGTTATTATTTTAATATCGCTCATTGAACCTCCACAGGCGGAACTTCTACGTCGGACGGCCGTGTTCGTGCTTTGGCTTCCAGTGCCGTGATTTCTTCCTCACTCAGTTCCGGTATCGGAACAGCGGGTGGTCCGAAGCGTTGCCCGCAGCCGCCGCAGAACACGTCGTCAGGTTCGGCTGCCTTCCCGCAGCGGCACAACTTTCCTGAAACGAGTCTTTCCCCATCGTTCCGACAAAACAAGTCACCCATACGAGGGGGCCTGTCACACTTTGGACAGACAAGATTCGCAAGCAGAGATGCCATCTGTGGTGGGAGAGTAGTGCGCGACTTATTGGCGAGTGCCTGCACCCACGGATGGCAACCGCAGCGACAGTCCCGGTTCGTGCACGCTTCGTGCTGGCCTGACATGCAATATTCGTAAAGTCCGGGGATGGCGATCCTCCATTATTATTTTAATACTGGCCGCTTACGCTTCCATCGGGCTAGTGCGGCGTCGCGGGCCTTCAGACGGTTAGCCCGTGACTTCGCGGGACTGGACACACGCCCGCCTTTAGCGCCACGGCAGGATAGGCAGGGCAGGGGACGATCATGTATTGCACATAGACCGATAAATGGAGGGCACAGAGTGCAAGGAAAAGGCTTATTATGTTTCTCGCAGATACCCGATGTTTTTATTCCTCGCATGGTGCCCAACAAGCTATCACACGTCTTGTTGGGTTTGCAATCCCCGGACGACTAAAGTAGACTTCCCGCGATGGCTGAGATACCTCGCTGTGCGAATAATCTCGAAGGTGTTTGTCCTCGAAGCGATACCTTTGTCGCAGGCGAGCGCGAAAACTGCTTCATCATTAAGTGTCGGACGTGCTCAGGCGTGAATATCTTTCCGATGGACAACGAAGAAAAGAAGGGGCGTTACGGGTCATTTTTGAAGCACCAAGCAGCCCGCGAAGCACAACGCAGTTACGAATCCAGCCGACCAGCATTCTCGTATGCCGACCAGAGGAGAAAATAAATGCCAATGTCCGACGCGGCTCGCGCTGCCGCATCCGAGCGCATGAAAGCGATGCTCGCCAAGAAGCGCGAGAAGAAGTCTGCCGTCGATCCCGCCCTGCAAGAAGCGATGGCGAAAACGACCAGCATTACTATGCCGAGAGGTAAAGAAGCAGTCATCCCAAAAGACATTGACACGCAACCTGGGAGAATACTCGAAGTTACGCTGATCTCGAATATCAACATCGACGTGGATTGGGAACACCTGCCCATGATGGAAGCGCAGACGTTCTACGCGCACCTGAGATCTGAATTCGAGAAGGCTGGGAAAATTTTGAACGCCCGATCCAGCGAGCGCACGATGGGCTATGACTGTTTTATGTGTAAGAAGCATTTTAATGGGAATCCGGGCTTCACCGATTACAGCTACATCGATCCTGCGACGGGACTCTCGCCGCGAGTAGACTGCTGTGGCGAGCTTTGCGTCATCAACTACCACAAATTCAGGATTGACATGCGCCTTGCGGAAAACGTGAAGCGCGGCGCCGAGCAGCGAGGCGAGTAGGTGAAAGCGCCAGAACAAACCTGGCTCGACCGCTCCCGCCAACTCTTTACCCGCCTACCTGTGAGACACATCAGCACACAGAGAATGGCCCCGTTTATTTTCAATCCTAACCAGGAACTTCGCTGGCGCATGATTTGCGAGCAGTGGCGCACCCAAAAGATCATCAGAATCATCGACCTGAAATCCCGTCGCGTGGGAGTCTCCGCGCAAACCGATGCGATGATGTGGGCCTTCGCTCTGGCCTTCCCGCACATGAACACAAAAATCGTGGCGCACCTCGCGGGATCGGCAGAAGAACTGTTTCGCGTGCCCTCGGACCTAGCGCGCGCGTTCCCCGGTTTTCCTCTCGAAGATATTCAGCAGAAACGATTGCTGTTCCGCCATCCTGACGGGGATAGTCAGATGACGATGGCGACAGCGGGCACACCGTCTGCGGGACGCGGGGGCACCTTGTCTGCCCTTCACCTCTCAGAAGCCGCCTTCTATCCCTCGGATGAATCGTTTACATCCATGATTTCCTCGGTCAGTAAGGGCGAAGGCAGCATCATCGTAATCGAATCCACGGCGAATGGTCGCGAAGGGCCGGGGGAAGCGTTCGCGGAGTATTGGGAGAACGCCGTCGCTGGCAGAAACGGGTACATCCCGATTTTCCTGGGCTGGCTCAACGACCCGCAATGTCGCAGGCCGGAAGAGGAAGCCGAGGATGCGCCGAAGGATGACCTTGAAAAAGAATTGATGCTCCCGCCATTCAACGCCACTCGTGAGCAGATCGCGTGGATGCGGAGAACTAAGTCGGACGACTGCCGCGATCAGGAGGTGAAGTGGCTGCAAGATTTCCCGCATTGCCCCGAGGTTGCCTTTCAGGTGTCAGGGTTCCCTGCATTCACACGTGAAGAACTTGCTTACGCAGAATCAACAATTAAACCTCCTCTGTGCCGAGGGCGATTCGTGCGAACACCAGTTGCACCAGGCTACAAATTCATTCGGGAAGATATGGGACCAGTATTTTTGTGGAAATTTCCTTACGATGAACGCAAAAGGCCGGATGGATTGCACTACTATGTAGCCGCCGACGCCGCCCTTGGAACCGAGGAAGGGGATTTTTCTGCTTATGCGTGCATCTGCGGAGAAACAGGAGAGCTTGCCTGTAGATTCGCTGAAAGAGTCGATCCGGAGATGCTAGCAGATCAAATGGATATGTGCGGCAAGTTTTACAACATGGCTATGGTAAACATTGAGTTGACAGGGAACTTGGGAAGATTTGCCTTAACAAAGTTGCGTGACGATTTCCGCTACCCGAGAATTTACACGTGGAAGGGCCGAGACGACCGCAAGAGAGGTAAGAATCACAGTAATGCTATCGGATTTGAAATGAACCAAACGACACGGCATCTGATCGTGCTCGCAGCTCGCTACGGGATTCGTCTAGGAGTCAAGAAAGATCCGGAAGGTCGTCCGCAACCTGGTGCTTTACACGTTAATGATCGCGCACTGATGAGCCAGCTATCACTAATGACCATTAAGGAGTGGCGCTGGGAAGTGGTTCGAGGACACGACGACATCGCTGTAGCGTGGATGATCGCGTGTCTCACGCGTGAACAATATCCGCCGCCGCGCATGAAGTTCGCTCCAAAAAATACGATGGACCCGGAGAATCCTCGCGCGATGCTGGAAGGTTTGCCCATCAAGGAAGAAATTTCCGGGTTTCTGCGGCAGGAAATGTATCAAACAATGACGCGCTCGGGACTGCGCCGGGATTCAGTAGGTTGGATGAAGGGCAACGGGCGCCGGAAGATAGATCGGCTCCAAGGGATTTAGGAGTAAGGCGGCGTGCCATAATTAAGCTCACCGCCCCCTCTGGACTAGCGCTGTTTTGTCGATCGAAAGGAGTGCCTTGCCCCCTTTCTTTTAGGATTCGGTGAGTATACTAAATGATAGAAAATATTTCATGTCGTAAATGCAAATGTGGCGGAGATCTCTATCGTTTTGGAAAAAGCGTGGCTGGTTCGCAGAGATTTAGATGCAAACTATGTAAAAAAACTTATTCAATTCAAAAAGAGAAAGCTATCAACATCCGGGAGGAAGATATAAGTCAGGAACCTTCAGTGGTACTCCTGAGAGAAATAAAGAAACAAATTCCGAGTGGATTACCGCATGAAATGGGCGATGAAGTGTGTGGAAGAGTAATTCTTGATCTTCTATCACATAAGCGTACCGCAAGATCCATTCCAGCGGCTATTAAGCGTCATCTATCTGTCGTTCGTAAGGAAACACGTAAGGATCTGTCTATTGATGCCGACATCTCAAGAGACGATAGTGATTTCTCTCTTCTTTCTGTTTTGGAACAACGCCATAATATCCCAACTGAGAATAAATCAAGATCATCATTTCGAGCGGACGTTCTACGTAAATGCCAATGGCCTCCATGCGGAAAAAGATTTTTCGTAAAGGAGAGTCACGGCAAGTTTTCCTGTAATCAGAAGGGTTTATTTTGTTCTATAAGATGCCACTTATCATTTCAGAGAGCCAAACGTACCGAGAACTGTCCTACTGATTTAGACACTCTTAATAGGCTTTATGTAATTGAAGGGAAATCAACGAAAGAAATAGGGAAAATATTTGGAGTGAACTATCAAACCGTGCGTAGGCGTCTAATACTTGCTGGCATCAAACTTCGCGCAAGGGTATATTGTGCAAAAGAAAGATGTAAAGTTAATGGATGTATGAGACAACCAAAGAAAGTGTGGCATTCCAGATTGAATGTTTTCTACGGGACTTTGTGTGCTATCCATCGAAAATTGCATCGTGCCAAATTGCATCGTGATAGGACGCGTAGAGTAAGAAACATTCCTCCTGAAAGATGGAGATTCAGAGGTATCTGATTATTAAAATAATAATGGAGGCGAACCATGCCAGCGTATTCCAGAGGCGATGCAAGCCTCGAATCCTACCTCGTGAAGATCATCGCGGCATTGTGTCGGCAAGCGGGAGGTGAGATTCGCATCCGTGGCGACGTAATCGACGTGATCGACCAGCCAGTTACGCTGCTGAAGGACTGGGATCAGCGGACGCAGGAATTGGTGCTGCGAACGCACATGGGCACGTTCAGCGAAGTTTTCCGCGCGATACCAGAAAAGCAGCCAACCAAGGAAGTGATTACCGCCGACCCCATCCGAAAACAAGCCGAGCAGGAGGCGACTGTGCGGCCTTCAGGTTCGACACTGGACAACGACAAACTCGCGGACATGGAAAAGAAATTGCAAAAACGTAGGATTGCTGCGATGCTTTCCGATGAATTGAAACGTCGCCAACAACCGGAGGCTTGAGATGGAACCGAACGTGAAAACGATCCTCGTCAGTTTTAACCAAGACACACTCGCAATGAACATCGACGCTCCGGACCTGACACTCGACGTGGTGATCTCTTTTCTCCAGCGCGCGCTACGGCAGTGCGAGAACTCCGAAAAAGTAATTGTGGCCCAGCAGGTATCGCAGGCAGTGCGGCAAGGCGTGAACGATGCGGATCGCACGCGCAGCGTTTTATCCAACCTGAAAATGTAGATGGCCGATGAACCCATTGACGAACTGGCGCAGCAAGCCGAAGCGCAACAGCGCAAGCGCGACGAACACGCCCGCAATATCTACGAGCGCATCTGGGACAAATTCTCGATGGACCGGAAGAAGGGTCGATCAATCGCCTACCGGAATTTGCAACGCGCACTCTCAAAACATGCGGCTGATCTGGTGCCCAATTATTTAACGGCCAAGGAACACATGAGCATGATCGCGGAGATTGAGGACTGGACGAAGAACGAGAAGGAATCGGATACGGGCGATCCGAGTGAGATGATGGCAAAATGGCTCCGTGGGGAAAGCGAACTGTCACGGACTCCACTTGAGGCGATTCGTAAACAATGACAGATTCGACTACGCAGGTTACGCCAAGAGAAAATACGGGCCATACCTGCCCGCACTGTCATAAGCCGATGCAATTGAATACGGCTGTTTCCACGCCAACCTTGAAGCAATACATCTGTGGATGCCAAGGCACGATTTTTCATCTAAATATTCACACTGGATTTAGGGAGCGCAGGTGATGGAACGCCGAAAACTTCTGCAAGCTCTGACCGTTTTGCCAGCTTTTGCAAAGATCAAGTTTGGGAAAAATGAAGTAGGGCGAGGTTATGAAATTAAGCCAGACAAGAAGTACGTGGTTTTCGTGGACCCATCAGTAATCGACGTGGATATGTTTTGCGACGGTTGCCATGCTTTTCCTGCTGGAACTCCGGTGCATTGTATTCTTACTCCTGGAGCATTGGACGAAGCCATTCGCATCTACGAGATCGAAAAAGGTTCCGAATGAGCGTCACGTACATTCCTGCCCCCTTCATGGTGAACACCGAGCGCAAGAGCGAACTCGTCGATCCCAACATGAAGCGCATCTCCCGCCAGCTTGACGAGCTGCAACGGATGTCCCGCATGGAGCGCGAACAGAAGCAGGGAACCAACCACGTCGAAGAAATGATCGGGTACTACAACCTGAACTATTATCCATCGACCGCAACACCTTCCTTCCGTCCCCGCGTGATTCTCCCCGAAGCACAATTCCTGATGTGCTGCGAAGCGACGGATTTAACCAACGACACGCCAAAAACCTACATTTCCGTGGACGGAAAATCCGATGAGCAACGAGAGAAAGCGTTCAACGCCGCATGGCGCCTGGGGATGTTTAATAATCGAATATTCGATGCTGTATTGTGGGCGCAATTCGTCAATCCCTCGTGGCTGCAAATGGGATACTCCCCGGACGCTCGCAATGGGAAGGGCATGGTCTGGCTCAATGCCGTCGATCCCTCGACCGTCTTTCCTGATCCCCATGCAAAAAATGACCGTGATTGGTCCTTCGTAGTCAGCGAGCGATATTTCTACGTGGACGAAGTGCGAAGGATGTTCCCAGAGCGCGGGAAGTACGTGAAGATTGGAGGCGGGTACGATGATTACGAAGAGAACGAAGCAGAAGGATCTCGTTTTGATCTGTCGATGGAACTGCCACCGGGGCCTCTTCGCATGGACGCTCCTGAAGGTTTTGAGCATCGCAGGAATGGACCCAGAGTTCGGGTACGTTACGCTTGGATCAAGGACTACGCAAGAGAAACGATTAAGGAAATTGCTGGTGAAAAGACAGCTACAGGCTTTGAGTTAGTCGTCGCGCCAAAGCATAAGTGGAGGTTCCCCAATGGAAGATTCATCGTCGAGTGCAACGGAATCATCCTCGCGGACGGACCTAATTTTATCCCTCGGTTGCCGGAAGACGACTTTGGAACATTTCCTTTTATTGGTGTCTGGTCAATGCCACATCTCGATAGCTTGTATGGACCCCCTCCGATTCGCTATGTTAAATCCCCCCAAGACATCGCAGAAAGAATGTACACCCAGCTCATCGAAAACATGATTCGCACGAACAACGTGCAGTGCTGGATACCGAAGGATTCCGGGATTGACATCGACGCCTACGGCGGGCTGCCCGGAGAAGTGCAAGTGTACGATGGCGACAAGCCGCCCACGATGTCATCGCCACCGCAGATTCCGCAACACATGACACAGATCCCCGAACTGCTGCTGCAAAAGGTAGCGCGGTATTCAGGGACCACGCCGGAGCGGCAAGGACAGTCGGGTGGGGGTAACATTTCCCCGGAATTGTTCGATGCGGCTGTGTTTCAGGGACAGACGTTCGTGCGAATGAAAGCGAGGATGCTGGCCGAGCAGTATCAACGCCTCGCACGCATGGTTTTCTATACGATGGCGCGGTTCAAGCGGACTGAGGACATGCTGATGCCGGAACGCGGCAAGCAGAAGTCATCCTCGTGGACACCGATTCCAGATGGAGCGGAGATTGATTTGGAATTAGACAGTGTTTCGCTTCAAGCTGTTTCATCCTCGATGATGAAAAATTTGGTGATGGCGCTTTCCAAGACGGGCGCTTTGCCGCCGAAGTTTATTTTTGAGACGATGGGCTTGCCGAACGCAGACCAGCTTGCTCAAGAGGCAACGCAGGCGCAAGAACTTGCGGCACTCTCTAAACTTAAAAAGCCTCGCTAGAGAGAATTTACGATGAGACGCAGAGGATTGACTGCATGGACGACCACTTATCAAGTGAAGCAAGCTGATATTTCGAACGGAAAAAAGAGAGATCATAGATTGTGTCCACTGGCTTTATCTATGAAAAGAGAATTTTCCAGTCATCCTGGTATGTTTTCCCATATTGCCGCAAAAACGGCATGGCTGATATTCCCAAATCCTAAAAATCACGGATGGGTCCACTGGTACAAGCTGAGGTTAAACAAGAGGACGCAAAGATTTGTCCATGATTTCGATAGAGGAAAATCAGTGAAGCCTTTCAAGTTCAAGGTTCGGCTTATAAATTGGGCACCGAAATGACCACACAAGGCCAATGGGTGAGAGTAGGAGATGCGGCGCGGTACTATCAGACCACGACGCAGACGATCCGAAACTGGTGCAAAAGCGGGACGCTCGTGCGTGTGGGATGCCGCGTAATGCGCGATCCGAACCGCCGCTGGCGAATTTTCCTTCCTGAACGAATAAACTAGCTATAATTCCACTTCAATTCCTCAGATTCTATCTTCTTCTTCAGTTCAAGAGCGTAGCTTTTTTGCCCAATAAAAAAGGCTCTGTCAATTAAATTAAGCACGGTATCTTTTTGTACGGCATTCTCGTTTCCGAGGATGTCCCTAGCGGCATTCTTAATCTGATTTATTTCTCTAACGATATCTAAGCTCATTTTGCCTCCAAGTCATGCACTCTATAATCGTGTTGGGCACTAAGTCAAATAAACAAAATATGCAAACCGTTACATTGACGTGGCACGCCGCGTGTCTCAGTGTGCGTGCGTGGCAGCAAAATACGAACTGATTCATCTTTCCGAGCACACGCATCCCGGCTATCAAACTCCGGTTTACCTCGTGCAATTCGCAGTTTCAGGAAAACCTGCGCCTCCAACCTGGTCCACAAAACAAATGCGCGTGGAACTGGGCGAGGACATGTGGCTGGAAAGTTTGAAGCTGGAAGCCGAAGCTGCGCTACTCGAAAATGGGCCGAGCGCGGCGCTCACGAATTAGGGGAGAAAAGTTTATGGCGCGGAAAAAAGGACGAGGATCTATGAACACCAAGCAGGCAGGACGCCATCCCGGAAGTCGAAAGGCTGGTCGATACTAAGGTTTTCGATGCTCAATGCTATGACACGCACGGCACAACCAGATCACGTCGAGCCGATACTCGTACCCTCGGTAATGATGGCCATGCGGCGTGCATTCGATACCACACTTCGAGCAATTCTTGGGACGGACAAGCTTGCCAGTTGCGACCGCGCAGTGAACGGATTGCTGAGCACGAAGTCGCTCTGGATGTTTACTACGGTACAGCCTACGAGCCATAGCCCTAGTAGGTTTTCTGTTGAGTTCGTATTGCCTTATCTTTTCGGGATTAAGAAGACTCCAGTCCCTTTGCAATTTTCTTCTCTCCTCCCGGTGAGAGAGCCGATATTCTCTGCGACACTCAACGTTCTGCATTTCCCATTTTTTTCTAGATGCAGCAACTTTTTCGGGATTTTTGCGTCGCCATTCTCGTTGCGATTCAGCGGTTCGTGGCATCGACAAATCTTACTACACAGGCTGTACACGATCCAGGGAGTCTCCCCGTAATCCGGGTGCTCTGGACGTAGAAAGGAAGACACCATGGCGCGAAGACGCGGCAGGCACTCCAAACGCAAGTAGCATCGCGGGGGTGAGTATTATTTTAATAATGGGGCGGTGGCGAGTGAAACGCCTTTCCGCCCCATGCTTTACGGAGGGAAAGATGTCCAACGGACGCGACGACCGCATCGACGTAGAGCAGATCAACCGGAACATCAAGTTGACCGAAGATTCCAACTATGAGGGACCGTTCAACGAGGAAATCATGGCGGGCGAAGCCGATTACGGTGAACGGCTTTTCGACCAGATGCCAGAGGACAATGTTGGATTTATGACGAACGGACACAAAAGACGTTAAGGAGCCGACCATGGCAAAGGGAAATCACTGGTCCAATTTTGACACGCCGCTGGAAACGCAATCGCCGAAAGGTTCCGCCGAGGGAACGATTGACTACGGCGGTGTCGCGGAGATTGACGACGCCAACGACCCAATGGGCGTAAAGCCGAAGGACGCGAAGCCGCGTAATATCGGCCCAGCGTCGAAGGAATAAGTTGATTGGCCTCTCCTCCAAATCCGTTGGGAGGTGGCGGTGCCCCGCCGTCAGGTGGCGGGATGCTTGGGACCATTCTCGGCGCTTTGAGCAATCGAGCCTCGACGAATCCCGGACAGGATTTCTCTCAGCAATCGGCACAGTTACAAGGTGCCGACCCTTCGATGGTCCTGCGGCAACTGGAATCCGTGAATCAGATGCTCGGCGTGCTGTTCGTCAAGACGTTTCAGACCCTACCGAACGTGGCGAACCAGATCAGCGCAACGATGAAAGCCTTGAGCCGGGCGATCAAGGAAGGCCAACAGGCGAGTAACGTCGGGGAAGTGGTTAAGAACTCGGATAGTTCAGGGTCACAGCCGATCAGTTTCAGTGCCGTACAGCAGGGGCAACCGCCGACCGGGAATGAGCCCCCGCCGGGCACGTAACCCTTCGAGAACTCAGGGTAAAGGGGAACAAGTTATGGCCGACAAAGCCAAATTTCTCGATGACATGAAAGATTTTCCAGGCTCGATGAAGGTGAACTTCGAGGGCACGGTAACGACCCTTGGAGATTTGCGCGGCGGTTCGTCATGGATCACGCCGCATGAGCCGTCGAGCGTAAGTCCGGGGCCATGCCCGAAGTGCAAGAGCACGTCCACCGTAACGGTGAAGGATGGATACGCGTGTAATGCGTGCGGAAATGCTTGGGGAGGCGTGCGATGAGCGTGGATGCGATCAAAAAATTCTTGGAGTCAGCAACCGAGTACCCGGATAACACGCCGATTACGATTGGCGATCAGCAGATACCCCTTGGATCACTCCGTCAGTTAAATGCGGCAGAGCGTAGCACCTTATCGGAGCGCATCAAGCAAGTCGAATCGAAGGAAACCGAACTCAACACCCGGCAGGCAAACATCGTGGACCTGGCGCAGAAAGCGCAACAGGCGTATGCAGCCGCCGAAGAAGCCCGCAAAACCGCGACCACGCGGCAACCGGAACCCGGCGCCGACCCGTTCGCTGATCCGTGGCTTACTCCGATAAAGACGCAGTTCGATGCCCGCGACAAGAAGATTGCGGAACTCGAAACGCTTGCCAAAAGTCTCCAAACGACGCTCGGCCAGGCCGCAACGGTGTTTATGAAGCGCGAGTGGCAGCGCGAGTACGATGGCATCAACTTTGGCAAGCGAGAGAAGAAGCCGACCCGCGATGAAATCCTGAAATACGCCCAAGAAAACAAGATCACCGATTCAGACGGGATGCCATCGGTCCGTGAGGCATGGAACAAGATGTCGGAAGCCGACCGCATTGCGGAAACTGCCGCTGAAGCGCGGGAACAAGGCCGGGAAGAGGGCCGCATGGAAGCGATGGCCGCGCGCGTCACGCCTCCTGGAGTGTCAGGCATCGGGCAAGGGCCATCAGCGCAACCGCGCAAGATCGGGCCTGAGACGGATGTGCTGGGCGATTTGTACGGCGACGCAATTAAAGACCCTGAGCTTCGAGCAATGATCGAGCAAATGGGTCCAGGTTTGATGTAGGGATTTTTCCTAAAAGGAGCCTTAAATGGCACTCTCAGTTGGAACTGGAATCAATCAGCCTAGCGCGTTGCTCGTCAACACGCTGAACTCCATTGCACAGAAGATGATCTTCCCGAAGGTTGCGGACCTCGTGTTTCAGCCGAGCCCTACCTTCAGCTTCTTGAATCAGTACGCGAAGAAGTACAACGCAGGGGCGGAGATCGTGTACCCCTTGCTGACCACGAAGATCACCACGCGCGGCTCCTACTGGGGCGACCAGCTATTGCCGACTTCGGCGATTGACGCCATCCAACCCGCTGACCAGGTGTGGCGCGGCTATTTTCAAGCTGTGACGCTGCCTGTGATGGACATTGTGATCGGGCGAGGCGGGCCCGTGGGCCTCGATCTGGTGAAAACGTATGTGCAGGCAGCGGCAGGTTCGATGCTGGACATGCTGGCCGAGGCGGTAGCCGGCAACTCGCCATTCAACTCGGCGACGGACCTAGACTCGATCAGCGCATGGGTGCTGTCCACCACGAATACGATTGCGGGCATCAACCGCTCGACGAACACGTTCTGGCAGCCGCAAGCGAACCAAGCCATCGGCGGATCGCTGACCCCGGCGAAACTGCTGACCGCGTATTTCTTGGCAACCTACGGGTACGATGAACCCAACCTGCTGATATTAAATAATACTGACTTCGCCAAGTTCGAGGCGCAGTTCACGCAGAATTCCAGTTCGGCAGCCTCGACAACCATCATCCGGGCGACGGATAACTACGCGGACACGGCTCCGATTCAGACGAGCTTCCGGTATCACATGCGCTTCAAGAACGCCGTGGTACTCGCGGATCAGCATTTCCCGGCAGGTACAGGGTACCTGTTGAACACGAAGTACATCTGGATGATCTATAACATGGGATCCTACTTCCGTATGACCCCGTGGATCATGCCATCGAACCAAGACGTGATTACGGCGAGAATTCACCTGATTGCGCAACTCGGATGTAATCGCCCGATCGCGAATGTGGCCCTTACGACTTTGAGCTAGAAGCACTTACAAGGAGAGTTTCGATGGCTATCAATATTTCGCTTCAGCGTATATTCCCTGGCTTTGGCGTATCGTCGCTTCAGTCGATTCAGCAAGCCACCGGAATTGTGGTCACTTCGGGGAACACCTACTACGTTCCCGGAACGTCCTCGAACAGCGTGGCCGGGCTGCTGGTGCCCACGATCACGGTTGGCCGTATCCGCGTGAAGATCTACAACGGGAGTGGCACTTCTCCGACGCTGACGAAATTGCAGATATTTGCTTTCGACGGGACGAATAGCGTCCTGGTTGCCGATTTCAATGCGAGCACCGCGATAACGCTGTCCTCGACCAGTTGGGCTGATCTGGTCGCTGACGTTATTGCCGATACCGCGCCATCGACGACCAGCGGCGGGGCAGTCGGGTATCTGATTGGCAGTGCCAGCGCGACTTCTGGAAACGGCGGGATTCAGTGCTTCAAGGTGATCCCGTCGCTGGGCGGCACAGGACCGGCGTGCACAATGGACGTAGAAGTTTTTGGTTTAATCTGAAGTTCGAGACAATTTCTCCACTGGTCGGCAGCGAGCCGGGCTTGGCTTTTCCAAAAGGGAGCCGGGTTCGGCTCGTACCAGTTTAGGGGCAAAAGATGATGCCAGAATTGCTTGCACAAGTAGCCAGTCGCTATTCGACGCCAAATGCGCCAGCATTGCCAACTGCTCTTACTCAGCATCAGTCCTTTAGAACTTCCTTATCCCCACAGGAAGAACTTGCATTTCAGACGTGGGTGAAACAGAACAAGATTCCTTTTGAGAACGATTCACCAACTTCCGATTACGACATGCGCGGATTTTGGAAGGCGATGGTTGGTGGTGATCCAAATGCAGCGCGCGGAGGGAATCTGCACTTCCCGGACATCTGGAAAACGCCGTGGCATGAGACTTTCTCAAACGAATCGCAATACGCTCCGAAAGATGCCCCGCATTGGGTTGGAGACATATTATTTAATAGTGCTGGTCAGATGATTAAGGACGAGAGCAAAAAGTAAAAATGGTGGCAAATGCCCGATAACGAACTTTACAAGAGGGCAGGTTCAAAAAACTCCTTCAGGGGACTGTTTAGCCCTGCTGCTGGCCCTTCCCCGCCGCCACCGCCAGTTGACGCCGATGAGGCTTATCACGAGTTTCGTGGACCCGGAGACGTGCTCAGGCAGCAGACTGAGAATCTGGCTCGCTCCACAGCGCGAGACGCAGGCGCATATCGCAAGACGCAGAAGACGCAGAAAAGGAGTTCGAGGCGTTAGATGGCTACCACTCCCATTGGACTGTTTGGCGGGTCGCTCGTGGGCGACGTGATCGTGCAGGCCCGCGAAACTGTGCCGGATATGCCATCAACGATAATGGAGTCAACTCTCCTTAGTCTTGTAGCGACAACAGTTGGCGGTGGAACGGTTGCCAATGGAACCTATTTCATAGTGATCACCATAGTAAACCAGTGGGGTCAAACTCTGCCATCAAGCGAACTTAGCGTAACTCTGACTGGTGGACAAAATGCCATTATTATCACCTATTCATCTCGTCCAGGACAGCTAGGAATAAATGCCTATATCACGGGAGGGGCCGCAGGTACGGAAGGCGCTTATCAATTTTTCTCAGATATTCCCCCAGGCGGGACTTCAAGCGTAACACTCGCCAATTTTGTAACTGTAGCGGCACCACCACCTACACGCAATACCGCGTGGCTACCAGATTCGGATGGTGGGTTCATCTCCGCTGGCGCAATTTATCGCTGGCTCAACGCTGGGATGGAACTCATCGCGCGTAACACAGGTGGGTTTCAGGACTATTCGGCGATCGGCAGCACCATCAATCAGCCGCTTTATCAGATACCGGGAACGTGGAACGCGATTACAGCCATCTGGTACGACGGCTACTGGATGGAGGGCGGAGATCCAGGGTACTTCTGGCGCCGGAACTCGATTACCAGCCAAGTGCTCTCGAAGGCACACATTTCCGTGAACGCGGGGCGGGCAATTCTGGAGGTTTATCCGCAACCGGCGAGAACTTCGATCAGTACCACGCTTTCAGGTTCACTGAGCGCCACGGCAACGATCCTTACGCTGGCAAACTCCGCATTTACGTTGCCATTTGGATTTGTGTCCGTTGGTTCGGAGATCATGGCCTATGCGACGATTAGCGGAAGCACGCTGACGGGCCTGATCCGCGGACTTGGCGGGACATCGGCCATCGCCCACACAAACGGAGAAACGGCTGTCGAGTGCAATATCGCTTGGATGGGTAAACGGCAATCCTCACAGACGTTTGCTCCGGGCCAAGCGACCGCCATTTTGCCCATCAGCTCGGGATGGGACCAGCTTTTAGTCCAGTACATCGCGGGGCGCGCGAAGATTGTCGAGCATGATATGCAGTCGATGAGCGCGTTCCAGCAGGACATGGAAAAGCAGATCAAGGCGTGGAGCAACGTAAATCGTGGAGTTGTGCGTAGACGTCAGATCGGCGGCGGCAACAGCCCAATCGTGTACTACGGTGACATGGCCGGGGGGATCATCGTACCGTAATGGCATATCAAGCAATCTCGCAGGGGCCTTGGCTTAAGGGCATGGTTTCGAGCAATCAACCACTCTCGCAGCCCAAGGGTTCGTTTCCTCGCGGGTCGAATCTGGTAATGATGGAGCGCGGGGCGCTGACGCCGTGCGATGGATCGGGGATCATAAATGATTATTTGGGAGCGGTACAAAACAATCGCGGCCGGTTTATGTCTGTGTTTCTGTATGAGCCTACAGGGGTGTCGCCCTATTATCTGGCCCTTGCCCGTGCCACCGATAAACCCTTAGGTGCCCCCGCAAATTTGACCGAAGCTCTTGCGTCGGGCGGAAGCCTTTCTTCGGGAACTACGTACTGGTACAAGGTGACGGCACTTGACGGTGTTGGTGGCGAAACGATTGCCTCCAATGAAGTGAGTGCCACACCGTCAGGAGGCAATCTTTCCGTCAAACTGACTTGGAATATTGTGCCAAATGCATTCGCCTATAACGTCTACCGTTCAACATCGGCCGGAACAGAAGTTCTCTTAACCAGTGCTGTTCTGCCGAAGATTCAGCCAAACCCACTAACGCAAACAGTGACATTTACCGACGATGGAACCAACTCCCCGTTTTCGCTCACAGTGGTTGCGGGGCCAAACGGAGCCTACGAGCAATTTCTCGGCGGCGTGGCTTTCATCACGACAACCACGGCTCATCGTTTGAAGGCAGGTGACGTTGTGGTTTTGGCAGGAATTACTACGACACCTGGTACCGGAACGGCTGGAGCCTTCAATGGAACATTCTCAGTAATTTCTGTTCAAAGCAGCATTCAATTCGCCGTTTCCAATACGATGCAGACAGGGGGGGCTACAGGGGGAGGTGGTACTGTCACCGGAACAAGCGCGCCCATTGCCGATACCACACAGCAAACTGTTCTTTTTCAGATGCCCAATGGTGTTGTTCCTGTTAGCTATTCGAACTCCAACATCGCGGCCTATTTCCCCGCTTCCCTTTCAGCCCTTGGGCAAGTGCCTACAGGCGCTTCGGGCGGACAAGGTACGACGGCAGGGGGAATCAGCGGTCAAGGAAATTCAACGCCTTCTGGTGGCGTAGCTGGTCTTGTCGGTCCTCTCCCGCAATTCAAGCAATTCACGAACCGAGCCATTTTCGCGCTCGGCAATGGTTTTGAGCCACAAATCTTTGCTGATCCAACCGGAAGTACAGTCAATCCAGCGTTCACGGGAGCAGTAAATTCCAGCACTATCTCAAACGATCAGGTGACTCTGACGCTCGCACCAGCCATTACCGCTGGCGGGGCGTACACGGCTATCGAGATTCCAGTTGGATCTAATATCGTTCTGAGCGGAATGAGCAATGCCACGCTCAATGGAGTTTTTACAGTGCTTGCGGTCGCTCCCGGAGGCGTTGGGACTGCGACCGTTATCGTGCGTAACACTGGGGCGAGTGGAGCATCATCCACAGGTACCTTCACTGTGTCCACTACCCCAGTAAACAGCACATTCACGCCAGCGTACCCGCTTTGGACTACGGCAAGCGCTTACGCTGTGGGAGACATCATCGTTCCAGCTACACAGCCTGGGACACCTATTTACCTAACCTGCACCCAACCCGGAGTGTCTGGTGCGTCTGAGCCTGGATGGAATAGCCCTCAGCCAGCCATTGGGCAGCAATTCAAGGATGGGGCCGCTATCATTTGGACAGTTGCAGCGCTTCTGAACTCCGCAGCTCCCCCACCTCCCGGCGCAGGGCACATCGAAGTCTATGCAGGATCGCTGTGGGTATTAAATACCTCCCCAGCGAACATAGGGACTGGCCTCGATGGGTCTTGCGCCCTCCGCATGTCGAATACGAACAACCCGAACGCATGGAATCCAGTGAATCAAGCGTTTCTGGACAAGGACGATGGTGCGGAAGGCATGGGCCTAGGAAAATTCACGATTACCGCGCAGGGCATCCCGCCCGAGGGCAGCCTTATTGCCTTCAAGTATCGCGTGCCGTACCAGATTATCGGAGTGTTTGGCGCGAATAATTTTGCGATTCAGCCGGTGTCCTCGGATATGGGATGCCTCGCGCCGCGTTCGATCACGTTCGTACCCGGCTACGGACTGATGCGCTATTCGCACTTGGGAATCGCCGTGTTCAATGGGTTCCGGGACGAGGTGATTAGTGAGCAGATCAGGCCGTACCTGTTTCCAGTCAATGATTTCGATGCTCGTGACATCGTGGTTGCTGATGCGAATTATCTGCCTCTTTCGTGGGGCGCTCAGACGGCGAATCCTCCGATGTACGCCTTCGCCATGCCGATCGGGAACAGCAACGGGCAACTGACGCGCATGATGCTCTACGATTTGGTGTTGAAGGCTTGGGCGGCGCCTGTGGACCTGCCATTCGGGATTGGGTGTATGGCTCAGGTACAGCCCGTTACGTCGAATCCGCTCACGATTCTAGGTGGGTTCAGCGATGGAGCGTTGCAACGCTGGCAGGCCGGAGACGTGAACTGGTACACGGGCGGTGGCGGCGCGGTTCAGGAAGTTTCGTGGTCGCTGCGGACTGTGACGGTAGCCTCGCAGAACTCTAGCCAGCGATTGTGGGCACGCAAGATGATCGTCCGTGGCACGGGCTCAAACGTGGATACCGACCCGTTCAGCATCATCAACGTGCAAATACGGCAAAGTGGGGCCGTGAAATCCTCGATAAACTACAAAGTATCGAATAGCGGCGACTTTGACTTGTTCGCAGACATTGGCCTGACGGGACTGCGATTCGATGCGATTATCAGCGGAACTGACCACCTTGAGATCGACGGGATTGACTGGGCCGTAGAACCGAGGCCGTTCGGCGTCCCTGTTTCAGCGATTTAGGAGAATTATGGAAGTTGAAATTAAGGAAAAATGCAGGATTTGCAATTACGAACACAAACCTGAAATCGAAGGATCGTTTTTTGTTATTTGTGGTTACAAATTCACTCGTCCTTTCTTGTGCATGTCCTGCGGTATAGAACTATGCGCCCATAGTTTTTCTTTTGATAGATCATGCGGAGGATCTGGATGTGGTAGAGCTGGAGGAAAGTACGTTTTCGCTGGGCCACATGAAATAGCTACTAGGGAAAATGTTGGACCACACGTACCACAGGAGAAGTTGAGACTTTGCGAGCATGGGTTGACGTTCCTAAATCCAGAAGATCGGGAGTTTTATCCCCAAGGGCACAATTACAATGACGGCGTTCCAGAACGATACGCCACAAAGGAAGAGGCAGCAAAGATCAGTGAAGCAAGAAAGCGTCAAGCGGCAGCAGATCGGGCCTATTTCTGGAAGTATTTCGGCGGTTGAGGAGATATTAAAATAATAACTGTCCGCACACTCCGGGAAGAAGAACCGATGCCCCAGCACCTCGGGACAGGCTTCGAGGCCATGCCGATTGATCCAGACTGGGCCTGGGTAGCTGAAGCCGACGGGAACATCGTGGGCATCCTCCTTGCCGGATCGTGTCATGGACTGATTTACCTGATGCGCGTGTGCACGCAGAAAGGTGCGAGTCCGATGGTAGTGCGCGCGCTAGTAAAAAAGGCGCGGCGTGACTGCGCGGCACGGGGATTTAAAGCCTATTTCATGCACTTGGACCCGACGATGCCAATGGATCGCAAGCTGCTGCGTACCACGCGAAAGTTTGGCGGGATACAGCTCACAGTGCCCCAAGTGATGCTGGTGGGACCGCTTGAAGATCGGAGAAAAACGTGCCTCCCCTCTTAGGACTACTTGGGACGATTGGAACATTTTTGGGTGCCAATGCCCCGGCGATTGGAGCGATTTCGTCTATTGCTGGTGCTGGTACATCAATCGGAGAAGCTATTGCCAATTCCGGCGGTAGTAGTGCCCCATCTTCCACTACTCCGAACACGCCACCAGCACCGACACCACCGAACCCGCAACAGCAACAGAATTTGAATGCTCGTGTAGGCCAGCAATTGCCAAATGAGATTGCGCAAACCGCAGGACTGGCGAATCCCGACTACTACGCACTGATGGCGAAGGTACTTTCGGGAGTGATTGGACAACCGGGGGCGAACGCGGCGGGGACGGCAGCAACGAACCAACAATTTACGCCGGCGAATAGTCAGCCAACGAACGCAGCGATAACGGGCCAGCCAGCGAACTTGAGCGACTTTATCAACAGTTTTTCGGGGTGATCAATGGACGCACTTGGCAAAATTGGTAGTTTCTTCAGCGGGCCGACCGGGAAGGGTATTGGCACACTTGGCGAATTGGGAGCCACCGGTTTAGGATTGGCTGGCAATCTCTCTGCCGAACACCAACGGTCTATCGCGTCCAAAGAAGCACAAGCGAACGCCAACCTGACACCTGAGCAGCTTGCCGCGCAGGTCAAGAGTGCCACACAGCCACTAAACGCTGGTCTGATCCAAGCGATTACTGGGAATGTCAACGCTAACCTCGCCGAGCAGGGGCTTTCGCAGGCTCCCGGACTGATTGCCACCGCGGAATCGCAGGCACTTGCACCGTTCCAGCAGATGAACCAAAACACCGCCCTGAAACTGGTCCTTCAGAAATTAGGGCTGCCAGCAGAGTTTGCGCGCACGATACCGCCAAACAGTGACCTCGCGCCATTACTGGCGATGCTATTCAAGGGGGGATCAGGTTCAACTTTCAAGATGCCATTTAATATAGCCCCTCCGAATCCGACCATTCAGCCGCAGGGTAGCTACAACTTTGGAGATCTGGTGCCTCCAACGAATCCAGACACTACGGGGAATTACAACTTTGGTGACTTAGTTCCTCCGGGGAGCGCATAAATGGGATGGCTCGGGCGTGGTATCGGCGACTTTGGATCACAGGTGGGTGCTGGGTACGACATCAATCAGCAATGGAAGCAGCGCGCGCAGCAGATGGCATTCGACGCCGCGAAGCAGAAGCAGGATGCGCTCATGGCTCCCCTGTTGCTTTCTAAACTACAACAAGAAGTGAGGCAGATGCAGCAACCGCAACCGGCTGGAATCGAGAAACTTCCTGGCGGTGGCCTAAGCGGAGTGACATTCAAGGATGGCGTGTACAGCCTTCAGAACCTTGCTCCCGGTGCTCCGCCAGAACCGAAATTCCCGACGTTACAGGCGGCAGCGGCGTACTACTTGGAAAAAGGCGACTTCGATAAGTTGAAGCTGGTGAATGACGAGATTGCAAAAATGAAGCCAGCGAAGGTCGAAACTGGCTACACGGAAATGCGGCCCGACATGAAGGGCAATATGTGGGGCGTTCGCAAAGATAACGGGAAATTCGAGATGATCCCGAGCACTGGAAAGTTTCGCAGTCCCGGCGAGGGGGCTGGTGGCAACACGCCATTCGATCTCTGGCACGCGCAGAATCCCAAAGGAACCTACGAACAATGGCTAGATGCTTCAAAGCAGGTGGACCGTGGGGATGCGACAAAAGCAGTAACGGTCGCTATGAATGCGTTCAAGAATTATCAGGCCATTCAATCTGACGCTCTTAAAAACGCGAGTCATTTCAATTGGCTTGGCAAGGGAAAGTACAGTACTGATGAGGCGCAGAGCCGCGTGGACGCAGCCAAAAAGGATTTGGACGAAAAACGACAGGATGCCATCCAGAAGTTAACCGATGCTGGATTGTCGATTCCAGCGTGGTTGCAAGATCAAGCTGGTCCCGTTGCGCCTCCGACCATGCCACCGCCACCTGGGTTCGTACCGAACAGGACACCATAGATGCCGCAAGACTATACAGCGACGAATCCGCAGACTGGCGAAACGGTGCGCTGGGATGGCAAGGCTTGGACTCCCATAGAGCCTGCTAGTGTGCTAGAGAGGTCTGGGCAGGGAGCTATGCAGGGGATTCAGGAGATGGTCACTGGTCCCGCTACCGCCGCTTGGCACGGAATTACCGACCCTCCGAGAAACGCCGTAGAAGCTCTTTCTCCGGTTGGACCTGCACCGATTCGTTTGGCAAAAACAGCCTACGAGGACACTAAATCCACGCTGCAATATCCTCAGCAGGCGCTTGCTCAGGCAGCGGAATACATAAAACAAGGGAAGTACGCCGAAGCTGCCGCGATGCTGGCGTCTGCTCCTAATCTTGCAATCGGGAAAATAGCAGGACCACGGGCCACGGAACTTATTTCTGGCGCGCGCAAGGGTGGCAATCTGGCAACACCACTTGCGAAAGATGCAACTGAGGCAGCAATTGCAGGATTGATAGAAAAGGCACCTGAAATACTTGGCGCTGCCAAAACAGTAGGTAAGGAAATAGCTGGACATGGACCGTCAATGGATCGACTGAACGCCGCGCAGGATATAGTTGGCCTGAAGATCAAAAATGAATATCTGGCACCGTTGGCGAAGGCTGTCCATGACGACGCGCAACTTCCCATCCGGTACGCTGTCGAGCAGATGGACAAACAGATGCCGACTGGGATCATCGAGAAAGAACCTCTTGCCAAGATGGTCGAAAAGACAATGGGCGACGTTGCGAAGGTACAAGAGAAGGTTCCTGGGGCCATTCAAAGACTCATCAAGGGTGGGGAGGATGCCAAAGGGGTTGACTCTGTTCGTGCTTTGACACAGAAAGAACTTGAGGCAGGAAAACTCGCAAGCAGGCTTTTTAAGGAAGGTCTGAGTGATCGTGAGGTTCGATCGACACTTACCAATCTTGGATTCGCTCCTAAACAGGTAGACGCAATGCTGGCTGTGGCAGGTCCATCGGCTGAGACGGGAATGTGGAATGCTACGACCTTGCAACAGGTTCGCTCGCAACTTGGACGGCAGATTTTCGGTAGTGCTGGCGAGTCCTTGCTAAGTGCCGTTCGAGTTGGTGCGATTCAGGTTTACGAGCAACTGACGAACATTCTTAACGAGGGTGCGGACAAAGCCAATGTACGATCTTCCTGGGAAGTGGGAAATAAGAAGTGGCAACAGTACATGGAAACATTCGATGGTAAGTGGGAAGGCGGTAAATTCCATCAATCCCCGTTAGCGAAGGCTCTTGCGGGGCAAACCGCCGATGAAATTGTGAAACCTTTGACGGAAGGCAATGCTCAGTGGACACGGGATCTTCTGACCCGATACTCACGCTTCAACCCGAGAATCCCGGAACTGATGTCGCACATCGGCAGATATAAATGGCTGGAGACGCTCGAAAAGGTTAGTCACCCTTCTAAATACGAGATGGCTGCGACACCGATGGCAGCAATCGACCCGACGTTCTTTGCCAAACTCGCGGCAACGCGCCTTCTGACCCCCCCGCTTATCAGGTGGCTTGCGACACGCGGGATCAATCCTGAAAACGTGCGCGGATTTGAATCAGTAGAACCCGGAATACCGGGAGAGAAATAAATGCCACCAACCGAGCATTTCAAGGACGCTGAATCGTACCGCAAGAGTCGCGCGTACACACATATTCACGGGATTCCCACGCACGCCGAGTCAGTGGTAGTCGGCGGACGCAGACACAATGTCAAGCACTCGAAGCGCAGTTCACGGAGGCGATAATGTTCGCAAAGAAACCATCGGGCAGTCAAATGGAGTCGAAGGACGCTAGCGAAAAGAACGATTTCCTAGCCCGTTTCCACAAGAAGGGCAAGCGCGGCGGTAAAAAGCACGGCAAACGCACATCGAAGAGGGCCTAGAATGAAGCGACTCATTATTATTTTAATATTGGCAGCTTGTCCCGCGTTGTTGCACGCACAGCAGCTTACCGTGAGCGCTACGGTCACAGGGTCAAATGGCGCATGGGCCAACGGGACGGCGCACGCTTCGCTAGTGTGCCCAGGAAATGAACAGGCTTATAGCGGCACATTTCCCATTGCCCGCGATACACCCACGGTCGCTCTCGACGGTAACGGACACTTCTCCCAAGTGCTTTTCGATACTTCGCAGCTCAAAAATGTAAATGGGAACGCACTGACGACGTGCAACTACGTGTTCAGGATAACCGAATCTTGTGGAATCGCGAATTTCAGCACAGGGGCGTTAACTGGCATCACGGGTGCCGGGCCAGTAGATCTGACGACGCAAATAAATTCCTTCGCAGTACCGCTTTCAGCGGCATGTGCGGTGCCCGCCGGCACGGTGACCAACATTACAGGGACAACTCCAATTGTGGTGACACCCAACCCGATAACGGGAGCGGGCGCGGTGAGTTGCCCGACGTGCGGGATCGGCGGGACCGTCAGCATTACGGCGACCACACCGATTGTTGTAACTCCCAGTCCGATTACGGGAACAGGGACAGAGAGCTGCCCGACGTGTGTGGCGGCTTCTTCGCCTGGTGCGGGAATCGCGCACTTTGCCGGATCGACGCAGACGGTGACAAGTAGCCCCGTGGCCCTTGCATCTGATGTTTCGGGGCAACTCCCTATTGCGAACGTGGGCAGTTCAGGCTTAAGCGGCACATCTCCAATCACGATAGGGGCAACAGGCGCTATCGGGTGCGCCACGTGTACGGTAACGATTGCAACCGGAACAGCGACGCTCGGAACTTCGCTCATAGCGTCGGGAGCTTGCGCCACCGCAGTTACAGTGGCCGCTACGAACGCAACGCAGTTCGACAATATTCTGGCGGATTTCAACGCTGATCCAACAAGTACTACGGGCTACTCTGCGAGTGCGAACGGGATGTTAACGATCATCAAGTACCCGACCACCAACTTCGTAAACTTCAAGGTGTGCAATAACACTGCGGCGGGCATCACGCCAGGTGCCGCTACGTTGAACTGGAAAGTCGTTAGGTGAGAAAGCTACTCATCCTCGGGATGCTGCTGTTTTGCGCCCAGGCGCAGGCAGCTTACGTGCAATCGGGCCGCAGCGCCGCAGGAGTTGCTTCCGTTAGTCAAACGCAATGCGGACTGGGCACGAATCCGGTGATCGGCCACATCGAAGTGATGGTGATCTACGCCAACGCTGCCACCATTCAGAGTATTTCGAGCAACGCGGTTACGACGTGGACGCTCGACGCGCAGACGAGCAGCATCATTTTTTATCACGGAACCGTGACCAGCAGCGTTGCGGAAACGATCACGTTCAACATTACAGCAGTGCGACCGCTCGGTTCGGCCTGCGGCGAGTACAGCAACACCCCGGAAAATACGGCCAATTCAACTTCGACCGGGATTCAGACCGTGACCACGACCGCGCCAGCCGTAGATCTGGTGTTAGGGTATGGTAACAACATCGGGCCATTGGTCGAGGATGGAACTTTTAACACACGGCAATCCTTGACCGGCTCCGGCGGGGAAGTGTTGTGTTTAGCCGATAAAGTGGAAACGGTCACGGGGACGTATTCCTCGAACTTTTCCGGGGGAAGCGGCCCAGCCGGTACACTAGCCGCGTTCGGTTCGGTAGGAGTGCCTACACAGATCGGTGGATTTCTAACAGGACCATAAGGAGGTTCCCATTTGAAAAAACTGCTTATTATTTTAATAGTGTTGGTACTGGCACGCGTATCCCCGGCTCAGCAGAAAACGAATCTAACTGCCGCAAGTGCGAGTTGCACAGCTACATCCTGCCTGACCGTAACGGTGGACCCCGGTCAAGGCGGGGCCACATTTACGATCACAGCCAACGCTTCGGGCAACACGATACAGTTTGAAGCCTCAGGCGATGGCGGTACAACGCGAGTGGCGCTGAACGTGACGCCGAGCAACAGCACGACCGCCGTAACCTCAACGACCGGAACGGGTACGTGGCAGGCAAACACGGCGGGCTATACCAACGTGTACATGCGCATGTCCACGCTGGCTGGCGGGTCAACTACGGTGTCCATTGTCCAATCCATCGCCTCTGCCCGTGCTGGCGGGGGCGGTGGAGGTGGTGGAACGATCACTGGTAGTGGCACAGCAGGTTTCGTTACGGAGTTCAGCGCACCAACTGCGCTCGGTAACTCGCTCTGCGATGAAGGCGTAACAGCCGCAAACGTCTTAACCTGTACGGATACGTCTGGAGCTAAGTTCGTTTCTGTAGCTACTGGCACAAGCCCACCAACCTGCACACCTGGCACCGCTGGTGTCTATTGCGGGAACGAGGGCACCGCCCCGACAGGAGCCGCAAACGTAGATATGGTGTGGGCGGACGCGGCTAACCATTGTTTACACGCTAACAACAACAATGTGGATGTGGGTTGCTTGATTCCAACGAGCAGCGGTGCCGCGCTTCCTACTGGGAGCAAGATTCATTCCACTGGCAATACTGGGGCTATCACTACAGCAACCCTGTGTGCATCCACATCGGCAGCTTGCGGGACGGCTGGTCAGTATCACGTATCTTGGACCTTTATCGAAACGGGCACAGCATGCGGGACTCCTGGTACTGGCGGTGTGACGCTCTTGTTGACGTGGACGGACTCGAATACCACCACACACTCTGCTGTATCGCTCGGCATGGACGATGCCTCGGCCATCAACGCGGTGTCACAGACATTTCACTTTCAAACGTCGTTAGCAGCCGCCTGGGCTAGTGGGGATTTCAACATTTCAACCAATGGGGCAATCGTGCAGTACGCGACTGGATATACGGCGTGCGGTGTTGGTACAGGTACTTATCAGCTAGATGTGGCCGTGACGAGACTGCAATGATTAAAAATCTACAAAGATTATTTATCGCTTTACTGCTATGTGCGCCATCTGCATGGGCAACTACACTCGCGACGGATAACTTTAACCGCGCAGACGCGAACCCGATCTCCGGCAACTGGGCCTCGATTAGTGGGGTATGTCCATTTCAGATCGTGTCTAACCAAGTTACCGTTGTTTCCTCAAACCTAGTGTGCATGAGCGTGAACACGGCGGTGGTGTGGCCCAATAATCAATGGAACCAAATAGCGATGAAAAATGCCACGCTTAATACTAGTTTTCCTGGACTGTGTGTCCGCAATGATACGGCTACCGTCACAGGTTATTGCGCATTTATCACCGGGCCTTTAGGCTCTCCCGCGACCTGCTTCCTCCGAAAATATGTTTCAGGTACGCCTACGGGATTGAGTTCAACAACCTGTACCGTTAACGCCAATGACGTATGGTATGTTGAAGTTCAGGGGACGACGATAAAGGTAGCAATAAATGGAGTCGTTGTTTCCGCCCTAACGTCAACGGACTCTGCTATTGTCTCAGGTTCACCTGCGCTATTCGGTGTCGTTGCCAGCCCGCCAGATGCCCAAATGGATGATTGGTCAGGTGGAGATTTCAACATCATTCCTCTGGGTGGCAAGACTTCTGGTCCGTCTAAACTCTCAGGTCCGACAAAGATCAGCGCAGTTCCGCCCGGTCCATCCCGTATTAACTTTGTGGCAGACGGTGATTCCATCACCGCCGGCTTCATGGGCACGCCGTACACGTCACTCCTGACGTTAAATGACCCGGCAGCGATGATCCATAACGTAGGCATAAACGGCAAGACGATGGCGGTTTTAGTGGGAGATGCAGCAACTAAAGTTGATCCGCTCTATGTGTCGCCGACTACCGTGAAGAACATCGTCGCAATCTGGGCAGGGACAAATGATTTTGCGGTTGATGGAACGTCGGTAGCTACCACTTACAACAACTTGAAGGTCTATTGCAACGCGCGCCACGCCGTTGGTTGGAAGGTCATCGTGGTGCACATGATCTCACGCGTGGGGGTGGACACGCAGAAGAACGCCTACAACGCCCTCATCGACGCAAATTGTCACAGCTTCGCCGACGCGTGCGTGACGCTTTCTTCGCTGCTTGAGGCTGACGGGGCGTACGTGAACACGACCTACTTTGTGGATCAAGTCCACCCGACGACGTTCTCGGATACGAACTTGATCGCCCCAGTGATGTCTACGACGATAAACGGTTTGTAAGGCTATTATGAAAAAACTCTCTCTAGGTGAACAACTTGACCGGGCGATGAAGAACTTTACGGATGCTAGGCGTGAGCTAGATCGAATACGTGAGTTAGTTTTATTGTCCTCCAGTCCCATTCCAGGGAAACGCTTTACCTACAGAGAGAGACAAGTTCTACATGGAATATTCCGCGGATTGCAGAATAAAGAGATTGCAACAGAACTCGGAGTTACAGTTAGGACTATAAAGCTTCACGTCTCGAATATGTTGCAACGAACTGGACTCAATAACAGGCACGAACTGTGCAGAGGAATTTCGACGCATGAAATTACACATAACAGTGATTCTATCAGTGTTGTTCCTATTCACGATTCCAGCGCACGCACAGCTTAACGCAGATCCGTTGATTAGCGTTCCGGTGCTGGCTTCGCCGCAAGTGACTAACCATTCTGCTACGCTTGCGTGGACTGCGGCGACATCGTGCGGAACGGATTCGCGTGGGACTCCGTATACTTGCACTGGGTATAACATCTATCGAAGTCAAACTCCGGGGACAGAAGTCGCGTTGTCACCGGCGCTGATTGCAGGAACAACCTACACGGATACGAGTGTGGCCGCGGGTCAGACGTACTACTACGTTGTAACTACAATGAACTCTTTCCCAGTCACTTCAGTATTCAGCAACGAGGTTCAGGCTGTCATTCCGGGCGGGGTCACGCCACCGCCGGCGACCTCTACGTTCTTTAGTCCTACCGCCGTGCCGGGGCAGACCACGGGGAACGACGGAAACGCCGTCAACCTCGGGATTAAGCTCAACGGTCGTGTTCCTTGGACGATTACCGGGGTGCGTTTCTACAAGGCTACGAATAGCACGGGAACGCATACTTGGACGATTTGGAGTGCGACGGGCGCGATATTGGCTTCCGGGTCATTTTCTGGCGAAACGGCCTCTGGGTGGCAAACGGCGACGCTGGCGACTCCTCTGGGAGTGGCTGCGGGAGTTACCGTAGTGGTTTCCTACCACACGACCCAGTACGCCGTGTCCCAACCCTACTTTACGACGGCTAAGACGGACCCCACGGGTGCGCTGACGGCGCCCATCAATGCCGGGGTGTACAGATATGGGAGCGGAAGCGGATTTCCTAATTCGTTCTGGCAAGCCTCGAATTATTGGATGGATGTGATCTTCTCGACCGCCGTAACGCCGCCTCCACCGCCACCACCCACCATGAATACTGTGTGTGCGTGGCAGCCGGATGGCGTGACTTGGCGATGCGATACCACGACTGTCAATATGCTGACAGGAACGGCAATCTCGACCACCGTAACCAGTGGTACACTTTCCAATACGAGCACTTCCACGCATCCGTGAAGGAGATTCGGCTTTGCGATATAGATGGCATCAGCATCGAGCGAGTTGGGAATGAGATACGCGTTCGGCTGCACTCGATGGGAGAGATCGCGTGGGAATATATCGCCCCACCTGAGACGGCGAAAGAGCTGTACGAACAGTTGACTAGGGCGCTTTATCCATAAGGAGTAAGTATGCAACTTGAAGCGCAGGCGGTGCCCCTCGAAATCCACTACCACCACGGGTGGCTGATCTGGATACTGTATCTCGCAGGCTCCGCATTGCACGTTGCTCTACAGATCAACGACATCGCGCAGAAAAACAAGCTCACTCGGCGTCAGGTCGCATCATCCATCGGAGTCCACCTCGCGTACCGCACATTCGTCTCCGCGATGATCTTCGGGCTAATTTGGCACTATCCCCTGCTGATTTCCAATGTGCTCAAGTTTATCGGCCATCCCATCGGCTCGGATGAAGCGGACGTACTCGCAATTCCAATGAACAACTTTGTCGCGGGACTGTACGGAGCTGGACTGGACTCGCTGCTGGGATATGTTCCTGGGCTAAAGAGTTGGCTGCCCGATGTTATTTGCTAACACTCCCCATGATCTCACCTAACTTGCACATCGCCAGCGGGCTTGCAAAAGCGGCTCCCCTCGTGGGCGGTATTGTAATTATTTCTTCCATCGTGGATGCCAGCCAAGAAGGCACGCCCTGGACGGATGTGTGGCGCATCGCAATCAGCATCTCCTTGGGTGTGTTCATTACTCTGGTGGGAATGATCTATCACAACATGGAAAACCGTACTGCGAATCTGGAAAAGAACTGCCTTGGCAGGACGGAATATGACATGAGAAATTTGGACCTAGAGAGACATCTGGAACGCATCGAGAAACATCTGGAAGTGAACGACAGGAAAATTGAAAGTATTCGAGGTCACTAGGAGGATCGAATGCTAGAACTCGTACTCACGCTCGCGCTGGTCGGACTGATTGTCTGGGCCATTGTCACGTATATTCCAATGCCAGCACCGTTCAAGACGATCATTTTGGTCATCGTGGCTATCTGCCTGATCCTGTGGCTGATGAACGTATTTGGCATCGGTGACATTCCCGTGCCACACCTGCGGCGCTAGGCGGCTATAGCTTTCCAAACTTCATCGACACCGCCCGCCAAGTATAAATCCTTCGCTTCTTGCGGAGGATCAGCGGGGAATTGTCCTGTTAACTCGAAATGAGGTTCATCATGCCAAGAAACACCGTTTCTGAGTCCAAGAGACTCGCCCACAGCTACGATTCGACTCCACGCAGGGTGTGAGGAATTCCAATCGGGCACTCCGTTGTCGAATGGAGCCACATCGACCGCACATCCGTAATTGTGCCAGCTTTCCCCGCCGCGCGCGTTCGTGACGATGGGACCAGGCGTGGTGCGCCCTTGCGCGTAGAGTGCTTCTTGAGCAACCCAACTGCGATAGCCGGAAGTGACACGGATGATGATGTTTTCGGAGGCGAGGATGGTGGCAAGCTGGCGAATTTTATCGGCCAAGACTGGATTTACCTGGGCAAGTCGCGTTTCGGAGATTACATCCATATTATTTTAATAATGAAAAAGGGGTCGCGGCAGTTCGACCCCTCTTCACTAACGGCGGCGAGTCGGGTTGAGAGTGACGTTGAGAGTGAGTTTGTCGGCGACAGGCGGCGGGGCAGCACTGACGGTAACTGCGACCGTATCGGTCAAGCCGTTACCTTGGTCGATGACGGAGACGTTCGCGGCGCCAGCCGATACGAGTGAGCCAGCCCCGGTGTTCGGGTCAATAGTTACGACTGCCGGATTGTCCGACGCAAAGACCAGCGGCCCAATCGGGGCTACCGGAACTCCCGCGGCGGTTTCAACGACGGCTGAAGAAAATGTGTTGCCTACATGTCCTGATACTGGTGCTCCCATGCTAGTTCCTCCCTTGATATTCAAAGTAAGTTTGAGTTTATCGGCCTTCGGTGGCGCGAGCGCCCGGAGCGCCGAGGCGACCTGTTGCAGAGCGATGGAAATTTCAATGCCCGCCGTGGAGATTGCCTCTGCAATGTCGTCCTCGTGCTTTCGGTCGTTCATTCGCCACCTCGTCAGCCACTTTAACATGCTAGTCAATTTTCGATGGTGTTGTATTGCACTATGCCGCGAGCGCCATCTGCTGCGTGTCGGCAACCCATGAGTTGTCCAGGAATCCACTCGGAGCCACGCCGCGAGAACCAAGCCACGCGGGAACTCTAAGCACGTAAGCCTCGTCCACATATTTCATCCAGAATGCCCAAGTCATCATTTGGCGCATTCCCCAAGTAATCGCGGTGAGTAGATTTAACTTGGCGTCATACATGGGCACCCAAACCGAATGCCCGCCTACGATCCCGCCGTCATTTTTCACTACATCCCACGGTCGGCCTGCCGCGTTTTGATCCATCGCTGACTGCGGCACATTGAAGCCAATGTCGATACCGCCGAGCAGCCAAATCGCTTGCTGGATATGATCGAACAAACTCAGACGTGGTGCTGCAATAGCGTTCACTGCGAATCCGCCGAATCCGTTTTTGATCGTGGCATTGAGAGAACTGACCATATCCTCGCCGTTGTCCGTCGATGAATCTCCAGGAACGTAGCCACCGTTAGCCTCATAGTTAGAGAGGATTACAGAGTCGGGCACGGTTCTCATTCTCCCATTGTCCAAAGTCAGAGTTTGAATTGCGTGGCCCTTGGCTGCCTCGACACAATCACCAAGGTTGTCGTTCAGCATCATTGACCAGTTGAAGTCGAATCCGCGCGTCCAATCCACGCGAGCGGGAGGCATCGGCAATGCAGGGGTTGCGTAGTCCTCGAAGTGAAGCATCTTGCGACTGAAGCGGGGATATTTCTTGCCAAACGCGCGTCCTGGATACAGCGTGTGAACGGAAGCCATTAGTGCAGTTCCAGTTCGCGGTGATTGTTGGTATCGACAAGTTTATTCCAATCACCTTTAAAGCCGCGCACGGTGCGGCGCCGTGGCACGAAGCTGACCGTTTGGCGTGCCACACTGAACGTGGTTGGCAGCGGCGTGGCTGCGGGAAGCTGACCCATAAAACCAGCGATGGTGGAGAGAATGATCTGCGCGAGGCCGATCACCAGCGAGACGATTGGATTCGCAGCAACCCTTGATAACAGTTGCTCGAAATTGTTCACGATCAACGTGAACACGGCCTGAATCTTGGCGAGTGCGCCGGCGGGCGGGGGATTCATGGCCTGGTACGCCTTTACGTCGGCAACGAGATCATCGAAGGCCGTGAGGATCAGTGTCACGAGCGGAGTGATCGCGGGAGTAATGAGTCCAGCACCTTCAAGCAAGTTGATGACGCCCTGGAAGGCGGCTTTCCCCACCGGAGCCCAATTTAATATATCGGTAAAGACTGAGCAGCCATCGAGACACAGTGCCGAAGCACCGGAGAACAGCAGAAGCGCCTTGCCCGTCCATTTGCTGAAATCCCTGCGAGTCAGAAGATTCATGGGTAGTTTCCTCTCGCGGGAGAATATCACGAGTCGCTGCCAACTGTAAGAATTTCTTAAATTCTACCGAATTTAATCCTTGACATCTATTCGCGTTGCTGTAGTATGCCCAACAAGAGGACGGCATTGTGACGGACAGGAAAGAACCGAAGTTCATCAAGGGCCGGACATGCGAACGCTGTGGCCTCAGATTGACAGTTCCGAAAATCACACGAGGCAGGCCGCGCCGATTTTGCAGCGATTATTGCAGCAAGGCGAATTGGGACAAGAACCATCCACGAGTGCGCGTTTCTTTACTGGAGAAAGCGAGGATGGCGTGAAAAATTATTATTTTAATAAGTACGCCGTGTTTAACGAAGTGATGGCGCTGGTAGGTGTGGCCCTGCTGATCGTGGCCGGGTGGCTGTTTGTCGTGGCGCTGACGCCGAATGGAGGACGATAGTGAGCAGGAAACGCTATCCGATTACAGATTCATGGGAACGTACATCGAAAGAGAAATATTTTCTAATCGAAGGCTGCAAAAATTGTGGACATAAGTTCGGACCACGGGAGCCATTCTGGAAACGAGACACGCAAGTAAGCTACATGCGCGGCGAGGATGAATCTGAAATTCTATGCGAAACCTGCAAAAGGAGTGCGTGATGGCAACGCGAAAGCAACCTGAAGCACCGACGCAAAGGCAGGAGATGGAGCAAACGCCGCCCGATGGAGCTGTCGAAATCGATATCCGATTCGATCGGACGCCGCAAGTAGCGTTAGCGCAGAAAGTTCCGAAACTCTCCGAATTGCTATCGAATCGCGAGATTAAGGATCAATTCTCGTTGGACCTAGCCAATGCAGTTATTTTTTCTGCAATAGAGTGGCTGAAAGCTGTGGACCGCATCATGGACCCGGTGCGCGAGGCAACGCATAAGGCGTGGAAGTCGGCGATAGCCGCGCAGGATGAATTCAAGGCACCCGTGGAACGCCCGCTGAAAGCACTGAAGGGACTCGCGTCAAAGTATCTAGCCGATGTGCAAGCTGAAAAAGAGCGCAAACAACGCGAAGCGGACGAGGAACAGCGCAAGAAGAACGAAGCGGACGCGCGCACACTGGCTGCGGACCTGAAGAAAATGGGTGTGAGCAAGGAAGAGATTGCCGAAGCGAAAGAAGAGATCAAGGCGACGCCTGCGCGCGCAGTCGAGGCTGAGGCCGTAGCACCGAGTGGGATGAGCGGGCGAATGCTGTACTCAGCAGAAATTGTGGACCTGAAAGCGTTTTTGACGCATCTGGTGAGTGACCAATACCTGATGACGCTGTTCGGTTACAGTGGCAGTTTCAAAAAGGCGATAGAGAGTGAATTGAGATCGGAAGCGACGAACCGCAAAGACAAGTACGACATTCCTGGCACGCGTTTGGTGAAAACACCCTCCGGGAGCTGGCGAGGCT